GGCGCACAATCTGCCGCTCAGCGAGATTTATCTGCGGGAGGGCGAAACCAGCCCGGAACGAAGGCGCACAGGCACACTGCTCGGTGACACCTCGACGCGTTATGGACGCTGGGCCGAGTTGCGCCATATGTGGCCGGATGTGTGGATGCGGCTGATCGAGATTTTTCCCGAGATGAGCCGGTGGTCGTAACGGAGGACGAAAGAATGGCGCGATCGAGCGGGCCTCGACAGGGCGGCGGCGGTGGCGGCGGTAGCGGCGGTGGGGGTGGCGAGGGAGGCAAGGGCCGTTGACCGCCGCAGAGCTGATGTGGCGTGGCTTTGGTAGCCGGTCGCCCGAAGGCAAGACGGGGTCGCAATATCAATTCGAGCCGGCGGCCGGCCGCTGCTGCACCTGCGGCGCCGAGATTGCCGAGGGCGTGCCGTTCGCGCCGCGCCGCGGCGTCGCCGGGATCGACAACGACACCTTCAGCGGCCACGGCGAGTTCGCGCGGTGGGGCACGCATGCCTGCCGCGCCTGCGCCTGGTTCTACGGCGATCCGAAACGCACGCACCGCGGCTGTCTCGTGGTGGGGGATCGCGGCTGGTGGCCGACGATCGCGCAGGAGATCGAGGGCCGACCGCGGTGGCGCCATGTCCTCGGCGAGATCGGCCGGGCCGGCGGCGACGCGCCGATGACCGGCGTGCTGACGAGCGATCCGAAACCGCGGCTGTGGCCGCGGGCGCAGCTGGCGACCTGCGGCGCGCCCGGCCTCTACCTGCACGTCCCCGATTACGACGTTTCCGGCTGGACGATATTCGATCTGCGGCGGGTCGAGCGGGCCATCGCCGCGGTCGATGACGCAATCGCCGCCGGCGCGACGAAGCGGGCCGCGTTCTATGGATTGTGGTTACAGGCGCAGCTGGTGGATCGCCTCGGCCTCGCCGCTACCGCCGCGCTGGAAGCGGCGCTGGCGCCGCACCGCGGCAGCGTCGAATTGACGATCGCGGTGCTCATCGCGTGAGTGGCCGCAGTGCCGGCGGATTGCCCCGGTAGCGTCGGAGGCCCTGACCCCGCTGCGGCGCCGGGAAGGATGCGGGTCTCATGGTTTTACCGGCCGAACCACCGCCGGGAGCGCATCGTAATCCTCGACCGCGACCGGGATCGGCGGCAGCCAGCGCAGCTCGCGCGGGCGGCTGTCCGCCGGCACGTCCTTGCGCGGCCCGCGCAGGTAGGTGTGCCAGTGCGCGCCGCGCACGTGCGGGCGCACCGGGCGGCGGGCGCCGGTTGCGTCCGAGCCGCTGCTTTCCGCGGCGGCGTCCCAGGCGGCCCGCAGCGCGGCGCCGAGCCTGACGCCGACCTCCCAGCGCCGCGGCCCGCTGGCCGGGAACAGCCGCTCGCCGCGTCGCGTCCGCGTCGCGGCCGGGTTGCCGGGCCGGCCGTCGATGTCGGCCGCGCGGCTGCACAGATACAGCACGAGCGACAGTGCGGCCGGCAGCCAAGCGCGGGCCGCCTCCCGGTAGCCGGGTGGCGGCGGCCGCGCCGCGTTGCCGCGCTCGACCGCATCGGCCCATTCCCGCACGGTCGCATTGAGCGCCGCGTCGAGCGTGCCGATCAGCGGGACATGCTGCACCGGGATCGGCGGCCGCCGCCCGAGATCGATGCCGATGCACAGCGCCATCTCGCGGCCGGGGCCGCTATCGAGCCAGTACCACAGCCCCGCCACCGGCAGCGGCTCGCGATCCGCGGCGGGTGCCGTCATGCCGGGCGTCTCGATATAGACGCACCACTCCGGCAGGTAGAGCAGCACGTCGGCCGGAATGTCGCCGGCGATCGGCGTCGCGATCAGCGCCTCGTACAGCGTCGGGTCGATGCGGTAGATGCCCTGTGTCATGCGCCAGGCGGCGAGGCACTGCGTCGTGCAGGCCGGCGCCGACAGCTCGGCGGGACCGTCCGGCGGGCGCTGCCCCGCGGCGAGGATGGCCGCCAGGGTCGCGGCACCGGCGCGCTCCAGCGGCAGGAACACCGGCGCCGGCCACTCGACGCTGTCCGGCCGCCGTTCGGCGCGCTGCGCTTCGACCGCGTGCCAGAGGCCGGGGATCGCCCGGCCCCATTCCTCAAGCCGCAGCCGCGGCGAGGGGATGATGCCGCTTACCATCGGGGCAGCAGGCCGTGCACCTCGTTGCACGCCGCGCACTCAATCCGCGTGTTGGCGAGGCTCGCCTCGCCGCCGAGCGCGTGCGGCCAGATATGGCCGATCGTCGCGCGGTCCTCCGGCGCCGGCGCTCCCGGCGCGACCGCACGGCCGCAGAGCCGGCAGCGGCCGTTGTCGCGCGCCAGCAGCGCGCGCATCAGGGTCCGGCGCGCGGCGCGGCCGGGGCGTCTCACCGATCAATCTCCGGCCACGTCGCCGGGTGGCTGGTGGCGAGGTCGAGCGCCTCCTCCGTCGGCAATTCCGTCAGCGCCCAGAAGCGCTGCGCGGTTTCGAGCACGGCGATCTTGCCGGCGCGCGGCAGCCCGTCGAGCCGCCGCACCAGATCGCGCTGGTCGATATCCCACTTGGCTCCGAGGCCGGGGGTATCGGCGACGTTGGCCGCGAGCACCATCCATTCCGGCGCCCCGGCGATCTCCAGCTCGTCGAACGAGCCGGCGCCGTTGTTGGCGTCGCAGACCGCGCACCACTCGGCGCGCGCGAAGGCGGGGCGCGCCTCCTCGACAATGTCGAGATAACGCTCGGCGATGGAGTTGACCCGGCCGGTCGGGTATTCCTCGCCGGCCGTCGCGCGTAGCGCCGCCTTGAGCGGCGCCCCGGCGACGATCCGGATGCGCTTGTCGGTCATGCCGGCACCGGCTCCTTGCGGGCCGGCTCCCTGGCGGGCGCGCGGCGCGGCTCCTTGCGGGCCGGCGGGATCGCCGGCACCGCCACCGGCGCCGGCACCTCGATCACCTGTTGCTCTGGGATCCCGATCTTCATCTCTCACGCCTCCCGATCGTCGTAGTAGACCTCGATCGAGGGGTAGGCCCGCTCGATCTCAAGGCCGATTTCCGTGCTCGGCGCCCGCACCGCGAGGATGCGCGCATACTCGGCGCGCCAGCCCTCGGAGCCGTACAGCATGCGGCCCCAGCCCTCGACGACGCCGACCACCGAGTTGCGGCTGATGCCGTACGTGGCGAGCTCGGGGTCGTAGAACGGATCTGCCAGCCGCCAGTCGCGCGGCAGCCGGCGCGCATGAATGCCGGCCTCGCCGCGCACCGCCGCGGCGTCGGACCAATTTTCCGCCCGCAGGATGCCGTCCTCCGGCCAGGCCGTCCGCTGCTGCGGCGAGACGAGGCGCTGGCCGGACCAGTACCACACTCGCCAGCCGAGGTTGCGCGGCGCCTGCGGATCGGGCGCGATGGCCCGCGCCCGCCGCGCCGCCTCGGCAAACGGCAGCGTGGTGGGGTTCCCGGGCCCCATCCAGCCGACGATCCGCGGGCCGCCGTCGAGCGAAACGACGCGCCTGAGCGTCACCCCATCGATGTCGCGGGTCACGCGGCGGGCCGCCAGTATCAGGCGCACCGCTTTGCGCGCGGTTTTGGCGGCGGCCTCTCCGCATGCCCACTCGACGCGCCCGTCTGGGCACAGACGCGCCGTGACTGGCACGCCGCGGTAACGGCCGCTGGCCCTGCGCTGGCGCGGGGCGACGGCTTTGCGCGCCGCCCGCTCCTTGCGCAGCGTCTCGATCTCGCGGCGGCGGCGCCGCACGAGGTTGTGCAGCGCGTCCGGTACCGCGATACCCCCTGTCGCCGCGCGGTCGAGCCAATACGGTATCGCGGCCGCCCGCGCGATCTCGCTGTAGCTGGATGCGGACCAGTCGCCATCGCATGCCCAGACCGGCCGGCCCCACCGCCCTCGCCGGCGAACGGCGATGCCGCCCGGCAAGGTGCGCACCTTCGGCCGCGCGAGCAGCACCGCCAGCGCCGCCTGCCGCCGCGAGCGGAACTCCCGCACGGGGCCGTAGCCGAGGGGCCGCTTGCCGCGGTAGTGCGCGACGATGCGCACCCCGCGGTAGAGGATTTCCCGCACGTCGATAGGCGCCGGCGGCGCGGCGATTCGTCCGGCCGCCGCCGCGATGGCGGTATCGAGGCGGCTCATTGCGCCGCCTCCATCCGCTCGGCCTCGCGCAGGAGGCGCAGCGCCAGCCAGCCCGCCGGCACCGCGACGCGCCGGTCGGACGGGATGTAGCTCCCCGGCGCAGTTTTCCACTGACCGCGCCAGCGGAAATCGTACCCGGAGCCGAGCTCGGTCGGGGTATAGGCGCGCCGGCCGCGGCGGTATACCGACGCCGACACGACAACCGGGCGGCTGTCGTGCGCCAAGAGCCCGGCGGCCCGGCGCGCATCCCGCCGCAGATCGGGACGGGCGTCGATGATAGCCTGGAGCGCGTGGATGCGCTCCTTCCACACCCGCCGGCCCATGCCGTGCCTGTTGGCGGTGCGCGCGGCCTTGGCCCGCGCCGCGCGCTCGCTGCGGCGCTGAGCGATCAACTCCGCCATCTGACGGATCTGGGAGCAGCCCTGAGCCACCCGCGCCGGGCGCGGAATGGAGCGGGCGAGGGCGATGGTAGTGCGATCCATTGTGTCCTCCTAGGCCCCATCCGCCGCAGCGCCGGGGCACATCCGTTGACGCGACGGATATTAGCACCGCGCGCGGACGAGTCAAGATAAATATTGACCAACGGGAGAAAAATTTATAAGCTCCCCGCATGAGCCTGAGAGAGAGAGCCGAGGCGGCCGGGCTGCCGCCGATGACGCTGGCGGCGATGCTCGATGCCGCCCCCTCGATCGTCTATCGGGAGCTTGACGGCGCGCGTCCCCAGGGGCGCGTGCGCGCCGTGCTGACGGCGTGGGAGGTCATGACCCCGCAGCAGCGCATGACGTGGCTCGCCGCGCTCGGGGTGGCGGCGGAGCGGCCGCGGCGGGGACGGCCGCGCAAAAGCGGGGCTACCGCCGCAGCGCCTCCTCGATGATCGCTGCCAGGTCGGCCTGGCGGAACGGCTTTCGCAGGATCGGGTATCGGGAGAGATCGCCAGCAGCGAGCGAGCGCAGCCATGCCGGGTTGCCGCTCATCAGCACCGCCGCGATACCCCGCGCCGCAGCGTAATCCGCCAGCGCCTCGCCCTGTTCGGTCGGGCCGCCCGGCATCGCGCAGTCGGTCAGCACCAAATCGAATGGTGCTGCGGCGAGCGACGCCCGCGCTTCGGCGGCCGATGCGGCGCCGACGGCGTCATGACCGAGTTCACGCAGCGTCAGCACGACGATATCCAGGACCAGCGGATCGTCGTCCACGCACAGCACCCGAGCCATCGGCGCCGCCCCCAAGGTGCTCGACCGACGATTGTCTGTCGGCGAAGCGATTTACTATATACTCCAAGTGTTTGTAGATCGTCGCCTTTGTATCGCGGCGCGCGCCCTGGTCGACGTCACCCAGGAAGACTTGGCGCGCGAGGCGCATGTCGGCGTCAATACGATCCGCAATTTCGAGGCGGGCGAGCCGGTGCATATCAACCACTGCCTCGCGATCCGGGAGGCGCTGCAGCGGATGGGCGTCCGGTTCGTCCGGTGTGCCGACGGCCGCGACGCGATCCGGCGCGCCTCAAATCACGGCGGCGACGGTCTGGTCTAGCGCCACCGGATGGCGCTCAGCGCCACCAGATGGCGCTCAGCGTTCTTGGCAATCCCGGAGGCCTCCCCGACACATCAAGCTGCTGCGGTCTACGGCGCGGCGCGAGCTTGACGAGGGGACGCCGCTGTGGTATCGGGACAAATAGAAATTGGAATTCGTGTAGCCGCCCGGCCCGAGGCCGAGGCGGTTTTTCCGTTTCTGGCGGCGGGGGTCGGCTTGGCAAAAAAGCGCCCCGGCCGGCACCGCGACCCGGACTTGAAGCGGAGCGCCTCCGGCAAGGCCAAGTCGAGCAATTTCCGGGACTGGAACACCAAGGACCCCGGCACAGCCTATACGGTGGCGCAGCGCCAGCTCACGGGCCGCCCCGACATCGGCGAACGGCTCCTAGCGGCACTGAACGAATTCGCCGTCCTCACCTACCGGCTCAGCGACAGCACCCTCCATCCGGCGGAACGCAACCGGGTCAAAAACCGACTCAACGAGCTGTCCGCTCTCATCACGACCGCACAGGGGTCGAGCAAGGACCAGCGCCTCTCCTATCCCCTCGGCGTCCTCTACGCGCGCGGCGACCTCGCGCGGGCCGGCGATCCCGGCATTCCGGAACCGGCGGACGCCGACGACGATCCCGTCGCCCGCCGCGCCTACGCGCTGCATCAGGCCGGGCTCTATTACGCAGGACTGCACTGCGCCTTCTGGGGCGGGTTGCGCCAGGACGTGGCCGAGGCCCTGTCGCCGGAGGACGTGCGCGAGCTTGAAGGCGTCGGCCGCACCGGCATTCAGCGGCGGCGCATCCCGAGCCATCTCTCCAAAATCGTCGTCTCGATCGTCGGCACCGAGGACTATCAGGACACCGCCGAGCGCGAGAAGCGGCGCACCGGCATCGCCGCGCGCTTGTGGGAAGCGCGCAAGGCGATGGGCGTCTGCGTGATGGCGGTCGATCACGTCGTCATCGACGAAATTCCGCCCGGTTGGCCCAAAGACGGCGCCGGCGCCTGGCAGATGAACGACATCTTCCGGGCGCGGCTCATCCGAGGCCTCGGTGCGCTGGTCGAGTTCTTCCATCTCGAGGACGACGGGCGCCGGCCGCGCATCAGGGCCTGGCGCCCGCCAGAGGGCTGACTGCTCAAGAGAAGCATGGACGATCTCGTCGAGCGGCTCCGGCGCATCCCCTACATCCTGCGCTGGCCGAGCCAGCACCGCGAGATCATCGAAATAGCCAAGGCGGCAGCGGAGCGTCTTGAGGGCGCCTCGGCTGCGCCGGCCCGGACACCCGCCGTCCCGATAGATTGGCAGCTCCGCCGTCTGTGGAGAGACGGGCGCTGGCACCGCATCCCGGCGATGGAATGGCGCGTATTCGAAGCGCTGGTCAAAGCCAGGGGCAAAGTCGTTTCCCGTGAAACGCTGCACCGCGACCTCTATTGGCGCGATCCCTGTGGGGGCGCCAACATCAAGACCATCGATATTTACCTCTCAAAGCTGCGAAAGCACTGCCCGTGGCCGATCCGCACCGTGTTTCGTACCGGGGTCTTCCTTGAGGGCTACGATGGCCCCGAGCCTCCGGCCGCGGAGCGGGAAGTATCGCTGATCGATGCAGCCATCTGCCGGTTTGTGGCGCCGGCGCCGCGCAGCCGATTGATGGCCGGCCGTTGATGCGCCGGCCGCTACCCATGCCCGAGGGTCTCGAAGACGAACCCGATCGAGGCGCGCTCGCCGCTGCCGCTGCGCAGCGCGAACAGGAACGCCGCGAGCTGGCCGAACTGCACCGCCGCCTCGGGCATTTCGGCAAGCCGAAATTCTGCCGGACCTGCCGCGACACGATCCGCCGCGGCGAGCACGCGTCGGCGGCGGCCGAAACGACCCCTGCCGCACCAGCGTAACCCGACATCCGAACACGCTCGCGCGAGCGATGCGCCGGCCCCCGCCGCTTCCCCCCTCCGGCGAGGAGCCGAGCGGCGACGTTTGCGCGGGCGTGCCCCTCTTCGATGGCGGCGGGCGCCGCGTCACAATCCATCATACGAGCGTAGCGAGACGTAGTGCGGCGTTGCGGATTGTGAGGACGCCAGAATGGCCCGCAAACGCCCTGCGGAGGCCTCTGGCGAGCCTGCCGTCAGACCCCATGTTTCTTATGTCCGCGTCTCGACCGACGCACAGGGCGCCTCCGGGCTGGGCCTGGAAGCGCAGCGGGCAGCGATAGAACGCTATCTCGCCGGGACCGGCGGCAAGCTCGTCGCCGAATACCGCGAGGTCGAGAGCGGCAAGCGCAACGACCGGCCGCAACTGGCGGCGGCGCTGGCCGCCTGCCGCGCCCGCCGGGCGGTTCTCATCATCGCCAAGCTCGACCGCCTGTCGCGCAACTTCGCGTTCCTCGCCAACTTGATGGAGAGCGAGGTCGAGTTCGTGGCGTGCGACAACCCGCACGCCACCAAGCTGACGATCCGCATCCTCGCGGCGGTGGCGCAGGACGAGCGCGAGCGCACATCGGAGCGCACCAAAGCGGCGCTCGCTGTCGTGCGACGCCACATCGCCGAGCACGGCACGTGGCTATCGCGGCGGTCAGGCCGGGCAATCACGCGGCTCGGCAACACCAACCCGCCGCAGGGCAACCGCGCCTCGGCGCGTGCTGCGAGCCGGGCTGCGGCGGCGAAGGCCGAGGCCACGGCGTCTGACATCATGCCGTACATCGCCGCGGCGCAAAAAGCCGGCTGCCGCTCGCTGGACGAACTGGCGGCGGCGCTGACGGCGCGCGGGATCAAGACGCCGCGGGGCAAGAGCGAGTGGCGCGCCGAACAGGTGCGCCGGATCATGCTGCGGGCAGGTGGCGCATGAGCGATGACATGCCGCGAATCGTGTTCGAGCCGCATGTCGGCATCGCGATCGGCATGCTGATGCTGGCGCTGCTCGCCTGCATCGTCGCGCTGACGCTGATCAACCTGCCGGAGAAGCGCCGATGAACGCGATGCCGAGTCGGTCGGAGGTCGTGCGCGCCGCGCCGGCCGGCAGCCACGTGCTGGCGCTCTCCGGCGGCGAATACCTCGTCACACACCCGGATCGCCCAGCCTACATCGTCGGCGCCTTCGGCGATGTCCGCTACATCAAGAACGCCGCCGCCGAGGTCGAGCCGCGGCGGGAGTGATCGGCCGCGCTGTCGTTCGCGTGCAAAGCGCGGGGAAGCAGCGCGAGGTTCGGCATGGAACTCAGCGAAAACGAGGCGTGGGAACGGCTGCGCCTGGCGATCCTGCGCTGCCGCGAAGAGGATACCGCCGCTTCCCATGCGGAGGTCGAGCGCGCCAGACGCGCCTTCGTCGAAGCCTGCGGCGAGGGCGGCGCCGAGCCAGAAGTCGCGCGCGCCTAGCCGCGCAGCGCAGGGGGCCGCAACCATGAAAGCGCTGCCGGCGAGCCTCACGCGGCCCGTCGCCAAAGCCGCCACGTCGGCGCAGCTCGTCGACGAACTGATCGAGGACATCATCCGCCGCCACCAGCTGAGCGGCGGCACGATCTCTCCCGCCCATCTCGTGCGGCTGGAAGCGATGCGCGAGCCATGGGCCGGGATCGTGTCGCGCCACCTCGACGCCTACGATCAGCGCAGCGCTTGACGCCGCGTTACGGGCATCTCGAACCGCCAGAGGGGAAAGCCGCATGGCAGCGTTCGTCAGGGCGGGTCCGGCGACCGACCTCGCCGACCTGGCCGGCATGCTCGCGGCCGAAAAGGCGCACCGCGTGTGCGCCGGCGACCCGCGCCACCAGCGCATTATCGCCGACGAAATCCTGCGCGAGGCCGGCTGCCCCGATCTCGGGGCGAGCATCGAGCGGCTCGCTTCAATGCTGAGGCAGCGGCGGCTGCGGAAGACGTGCGCGGGGGATTGAGCGTGGACGGACAGCGCGCCTCGGGGATCGCGGAGTATCCTAAATATCTCGGCTGGAACGCCTGCGCCCTGGGCGTCCATCTCGTCACCGACAAGGCCGAGCGCATCCTGAGCGTCGCCGACGGCGGCAACGCCGCGCTGGCGCTGATCAATGAACTGATCCGGCCGGAATTGCACGGCGAGTTCGCCGGCAACTGCTGATCTTTCGCAAATCTACCGGCTATAAAACAGGGCCTGCGGCAGGATGAACATCGCCGACAAGATCGTGATGCGCGCCGTCGCATCGCTGATCCCCTACGCGAACAATAGCCGCGAGCACAGCCCCGCCCAGATCGGCCAGATCGCCGCGTCGATAAAGGAGTTCGGATTTACCAATCCGGTCCTCGTCGATGCAGACGGCGGCATCATCGCCGGTCACGGTCGTGTGCTGGCGGCGCAGAAGATCGGGATCGAGGAAGTCCCGACGATCGAACTCAAGTATCTGACAGAGGCGCAACGGCGAGCCTACGTCATCGCCGACAACAAGCTGGCGCTGAACGCAAGCTGGAACGACGAGCTTCTGGCGATCGAACTCGGGCGGCTCGGCGAGGACGGCTTCGATCTCTCCCTCACGGGTTTCTCTGCGACCGAATTGAACGGCCTCGGCGGCCTCGGCGCCGGCGGCGACGCCGCGGTAGACGCCACGCCCGAGGGCTACGTCGTCGTGGTCGACTGTGCCAGCGAGGCCGATCAGGTCGATTTGATCCAACGCCTGCAGGCCGAGGGCCGCACGTGCCGGGGATCGATCGCGTGAAGCTCGCCATCGCGCCAAAGCAAGGATCGAAGCTCTAGGGCGGTCCTGGAGCCGCATTGCGAGGGACGCAGAGCTTCGGCGCGGCGCCCCGCACGAGGGTTGCAAGGGCGCGGGAGCACGGGATGGCGCGGCAGAAATGGGTGCCGGACGCCGCCGAGCGCCGGCAGGTGCAGGCGATGGCGGCTTACGGCATCCCGCAAGACGATATCGCGCGCGTGCTCGGCGTCGCACCGAAGACATTGCGCAGCGCGTGCCGCGACGAGCTCGACACCGGCACCACGGTAGCGACGGCCAAAGTTGCCGAGGGTCTCTATCAGGAGGCGACGGCAGGCAAGGATCCGCGGGCGCGGGTGACGGCGCAGATATTCTGGCTCAAGACCCGCGCCGGCTGGAAGGAAACCACCCTCAACGAACACACGGGCAAGGATGGCCGGCCGATCGTCATCCGCATCAGCCCCGAAGACGCCGACCTTTAGGCTGACCCAAAAGCAGCGCGAGCTGCGCAATCTTCTCAGCGGACCGCAACTTCACACGCTGATCTACGGCGGCGGCCGATCCGGGAAAACCTTCCTAATCGTGCGGTCGATCCTGATCCGCGCGGTTCGAGCCGCGGGATCGCGGCACGCCATCGTCAGGTTGCGCGGCAATGCGGTTCGGTCTTCGATATGGTTAGACACGCTGCCGAAGGTGACCAGGTTGTGCTTTCCCGATCTGGAGATCAGGGATCATCGTCAAGACGGCTTTGTCGAGATCGACAACGGGTCGCAAATCTGGTTCGGCGGTCTCGACGAGAAGGACCGAGTCGAGAAAATCCTCGGTCAGGAATTTGCCGGCATCTACTTCAACGAGTGCTCGCAGATACCGTACAGCTCGGTGCTCGTGGCCCAGACCCGTCTGGCGCAGAACATCGGACTGCCGCTGCGCGCATATTACGACCTGAACCCGGCCGGCACGCGCCACTGGACATATCAGCTATGGATCGACGGGATCGACCCGATCAGCCGAACCCGATTGTCGGAAGCCGACAGGGCACTCTACCGGTACGGCACGATTAACCCCGAAGACAACGCCGACAACCTGCCGGAACAAACCCTCCGGGTGTATCGCAGCCTGCCGGAGCGGCAACGCAAGCGGTTCTTTCTCGGGCAATACGTCTCCGACATCGACGGCGCGTTATGGACAGTGGAAACGCTGGAGCATGCGCGCTGCGATAGTGCCGACGTGCCAACCACATTGCGCCGGGTCATCATCGCGGTCGATCCCTCCGGGACCGAAGGCAACGAGGAAACCCGATCCGACGCCGTCGGCATCGTCGCGGCCGGCCTCGCGATGGACGGCACGGCATATCTGCTGGAGGACGCGACCTGCAATCTTCCCCCGGAAGGCTGGGGCCGGCGGGTTGCGTTCATGTTCGACAAGTGGAAGGCGGATCGCGTCGTCGCCGAGACGAACTTCGGCGGGGCGATGGTCCGGTTTGTCATCAAGGCCGCCAACGCCGCGATCCCCGTAAAGGTGGTCACGGCGTCGCGCGGCAAGGCGGCACGCGCCGAGCCGGTTTCGGCTCTTTACGGTCACGAGCAGGACGGCGCCTGGATCGGCGACAAGGTGCGGCATGCCGGCCAGTTCCCCGAGCTCGAAGACGAACTGCTCAATTTCTCGGTGTTCGGCTACCAGGGCGCGCGGTCACCCAACCGAGCGGACGCGCTGATCTGGGCGTTGACCGACCTCGCCCTGGGGCCGCAGCAGGATCATGGCCGCGCGATACCGATCGTGATGACGGCGCCGCGGCGATGACCGGATAGGCAGAGGCTGGCATGGCGACTGATCCGTACACGGATGGGTCGGGCGGCTGGCAGCTGCCGGTATTCGACCATGGAATGACGTTCAAGGACGTCGGCTCCTACGGTCTGCGGCAGTTTTCCGGTTGGGTCCGCGAGGAATTTCTTCCCGACCTGCAAGGCCGGCTCGCCGCCCGCGCCTATCGCGAGATGATGGACAACTCCGCCACCGTGGGCGCGGTGATGTTCGCGATCATGCAGACGATGCGCAGGGTCGACTGGCGGGTCATTCCTGCGGCCGACACACCGGAAGCGGAAGAGGCGGCCGAGTTTGTCCATGGCCTGATGGACGACATGTCGCACACGTGGCCCGGCTTCGTCGTCGAGGCGCTGTCGATGCTCGGCTACGGCTACGCCATAAACGAGGTCGTCTACAAACGCCGCCTCGGCCGCAAGCCGAAGGACGGTGCCGATGCGTCGAGCAAATACAACGACGGCAAGATCGGCTGGCGCCGCTTGCCGATCCGCTCCCAGGACACGATCCTCAAGTGGTTCTTCGATGCCAACGGCCAAATAAAGGGCGTGACGCAACAGCCGTGGGTGGGGCGGCTGATCGATTTGCCGATCGAGAAGTTCCTGCTGTTCCGGCCGTCGAGCCACAAGAACAACCCTGAAGGGCGTAGCATTCTCAGGACTGCGTATCGCAGCTACTACCTGGTAAAGCGCATGGAGGAGATGGAGGCGATCCTGATGGAGCGTTTCGCCGGCCTCCCGGTGGTCAAGGTGCCGAGCGCCCTCCTTGAGGCGGCCGCGACCGGTGACGCTACCGCCACGGCGCAGGTGGCCGCCTATAAAAAGCTCGTGACCAACATCCGGGTCGACGAGCAGATGGGCGTCATGATGCCCTCCGACACGTACGAGGGGGCGGACGGACCCAGCAACGTGCCGCGGTACACGCTTGAACTGCTGACGCCGCAAGGAACGCAGTCAGGCGTGCGGTCGCACGAGATCGTCACCCGGCACAGTCTCAACATCCTGAAGACGGTGCTGGCCGACTTCATCGATCTCGGCCACCAAGCGCGGGGAACGCAAAATCTCGCGATCTCCAAGGTCGACATGTTTTACGCCGGCATCGAGGGCTGGCTCGACAGCATGGCGGCAGTGCTCAACCAGCACGGTCTGCCGCGGCTTTGGGAGCTGAACCGCTTCGATCCCGACCTGCTGCCGCAAATCAGCCCGGACATGCCGGATCGGATCGACATCGACGCGATCGGCAATTTTGTTCTCAACCTATCAAGGGCGGGCGTGCACCTCTTCGACGACCCCGAGACGCGGCAGTACCTTCGCGGCGCCGCAGGACTCCCGGAAGTCTCCGAAGAGGAGGACGAACTGGGCGCCGAGCGCGACGCCGCGGATCGCGAAGGGGAGGCGCGGCGGGGCGACGGCAACGGCGCCAGCGGCCTGACCGACGATGACGATCCCGCCGATGACTCGCCGGCGCGCAACACCGCAAAAGCACTGGTCCGCATGGCGCTGCGAGAGGCGCAACGCAAGCGAAAAGGGCGCAAGCCGATCGCCTCGGTGACCGTGACATGACCGGCGAGCAGCCCGATATGGACATCACCGTCACGGTGAACTCGGAAGACGGCGGAACCCAGGTCTACGACACGACCGCTTCGGCGCTGGCGGCCGAGCAGCGCGAGCTGGGCAACACCGGCTTGGCCGATCCGCGGCATATCATCGGCGAGATCATCCTCGGCGGCGGCTTCGGCGGCTTCCATTGGCGCCGGATCGGTGGCGAGGAGAACCTCCCGATCGTCCTGTCCGAGCCGGTCTATGTCACCCGCGCCACACTGACCACGGCCGAAAAATCGAGTTGGCGCATCGAAGAGTTCAACGGCGAGCCGAACGGACCGGTCTTGGTGATCGGCTATCGCGACGAGACGACAGCAATCGCCGCACTTGACGGCAGCGACAAGGCAAGGCGCGCCCGGTCGGCGATTGAGAGCCTCCCGGCCTATCTCGACGCGGCCGAGGCTCTAGGCAACCTCCTGCGCCACCCCGCCCTGCAGGGCGACGAAGATCCGGCGGTGGACCGAGCCAGAATGGCCTATGCGGCAGCGATGACGCGTGGAGCCGCCAAGTGATTCTGCCTGATCGCGATAAGCGCACGCCGGTGACGGCGCAACAGCAGATCACCGCCGAAAACATCATGGCGGCGCTGCTTCATCGCTTGGTGATGGCTGCGGGAGGAGCGGTATCGATCCGCGTTGAAGATGTGCCCAGCGATCTTCCGTTCCGCCTCGAGGTGAGGCCCGACAATCTGGCTGTACTGCACGCTGGCGTGCCGCAGGCTCGCAAAGCGGCACTCGTGGCGGCCGGCCCGGAGACCTTGAACAAGCTGCGACCGATCGGCTGACAACCGGCTTGGGGGCGATTTCCCGCCCCGCCAAAGCCGAGATGCTACGGCCGGAGGGGCTGACGAGATGTTGGGAGAGGCTCAAGCATGAAGGCTCGCCTCTTCAACGAGATCCGGAAGGATGCGCCCACGGTCGGCGATGTCCATGCCACGACGGCCGTCGGCAACAGCACCCGGCGCCGCCGTTATCGGCTGTTCAGCGCCATCACCGGCGGTTCGAACGAGCCGACTGAGGTGACGCAAAAGCTCGCTACCGAGACGAAAGAGCACGCCGGCTACGTGGAGCATCCAGTAGGCGGCCATCAGTGTTCCGCATGCTCAATGTTCCGCGCACCCGGCCGCTGCACGTTGGTTATGGGCTTGATCAGGCCCGACGGCCATTGCCGGCATTGGCAGGCAAAGACCGCAAAGGCGGCAGACCGCGCGCTCAAGCCCTTCGAAGACGGGATGGCGCATACGCCCTTCCCGTACGATGCAAACGCGCTCGGCTCGCTGCGGCATGACCAGATTCCGCGCTTCCTTGGCGCTGTCACGAACCCCGGCGCGCACCCGACGCGTCACGTAGACCTGAAGTCGCTCCACGCGATCCAGAACCGGGTCGATCCCGAAAAGGTCGAGCGCATGCGCCGCGGCGCCATGCGGGGCAAGACCAAGCCAATGGTCATCCGCTGGAACGACCGAGACTATATCGCCGATGGGCATCATCGTCTGGCGGCGGACTACGTCGATGGGCATGACGCGGCCGAGGTGCACTACCTCGACCTGACCCCCATGAACAACGCGGTGAAGCGCGATGCGGGTTGGCGCCTTCCGTTCGAGGTGCGGAAGGCCGAGCCGGAGCAGCAGCTGATCTTCGGTTGGGCCTCGGTCGTCACCAAGAACGGCGAGCTTGTGGTCGACAAGCAGCAGGACGTGATCGAACCGGCCGAGCTTGAAAAGGCGGCCTACGAGTTCGTGCTGTACAGCCGCGCTCAGGGCGACATGCACGAGAAGGTGGGCGTCGGCCGCATGATCGAGTCGATGGTCTTTACGAAGGAAAAGCAGGACGCTCTCGGCATCGTCGTGAAAGACGAGGCGGGCCGCCAGATCGAAGGCTGGTGGATCGGCTTCAAGGTCGATGACCCCGGCGTCTGGGCCGCCCACAAGCAAGGCGAGCGCCCTGAGTTCTCGATTGGCGGCATGGCCGTTTCGCAGGAAGCCTGAGCACCGCAAGCAACTCGAATGGAAACGAAATGAGCTGGCAGGATCTGCCCAGCGCCGATGGCGTGACGCTCACGGTCGCCCCGAAGACGGCCCGATTCCGCATCGGATCGGATTGTACGCCTCCATTGGCTGGTGCCGGGGGGATAAGAGTGCAGCTCGGCGATGGTGAGCACGCAGGTTGGGTTCGTTTCAGTCGGGACGGCACGATCGGCAATCCAACCCCCACCGCCGTCACAGTTCCTTTGGCGCTGTTCGACAATGCGCCGCCGCCGTGTCGGAACTTGCCGCTGGTCTGGCGGGCCGATGGCGGCGCGATCCTGGCGCGGCTACCGAAATCCCAGCGGCAGGGCCGAAAAGCAAGCGGGCCGCAATCCACCGCAGCAGATGACGGCTTGCCGCCGAACGACGAGCTCGACGAGGACCTGAAACAGGCAGCCAGGCCGATCGGCATTCCGCGCCTCTTTGACCAGGTGGTCAAGGAAGCCTGGGGCGCCGGCATCGAGGTGATTTTTCTGTCTGACGACACCGCTGTTGTCGGCAATCGGAAGATCCCGGTCGGCGAAGTCGAGGACGCGATCCGCGAGGCGCTGCGCCATCACGCGCTGCGCAATGAGCCGCGGTAATGCAAGGAGACCATCATGCGGTTTTTTGAGATACAGACCCCGGACGGACGCATCGTCCGCCACCAGGCGGAGCAGAACCCGACCAACCTGACGCCGGGATACGTCGTCACCGGCGAGTTCGTCGCGGCCTACCCCGACGGCAACGGGTTGTCCTTCTCGCCACCGCTTCCGGATGTTGACCCGGCCGGGAAGAAGGTGACCGGCTACAGCCTGATGGGTGCGCTCTTGGCGCGCTTCGGCGACGAACTGGGTCAATGGCTTGATGCGCGCGCAGCTGCGGCGGCACCGAAGAAGGCCGCTGCAAAGGCAGAGGCAAAGACGATCGAGCCGGCCGCGGCCGACTGATCTTCACGTCCAGAACAACCTTTTCCGGGTGATCGCGATGGCGAAGATCTTGCGCAATCTCCGAATCACCGAGGTGTCGTCTGTCGATCGCGGGGCCGGCGAAGGCGTCAAGGTCGTGCTGATGAAGCGGGATGAAAAAACCATGGATATTCAGATCGACGCCGCGCTCGCCAAGATCGACGCGGCCGGCGAAGCAGACCCCGTCATCAAGCGCACCTTCACGGCACAGCAGCGGCGCGAGTACGCCCGCAGCGGCGTCGCAATGAAGGACGGCTCCTACCCGATCGCCAACCGAGCGGACCTTGAGCGAGCCATTCACGCGGTCGGCCGCGGCAGGAACAATTCTCACGAAGCGATCCGGCGACACATCATCGCCCGGGCCCGCGCGTTGGGCGCGACCAGCATGCTGCCCGACGATTGGAACGTCAAAAAGCGGGCGCTGCCGGCGGTGCTGGAGAAATTCTTCGCCGTCTTCGGTGTCGCCAAGGATGGTCACGACTTCGATACGGTCCAGGCCGCAGTCGAGGCCCGGGAATACGCCTGCGGCATGCTTCAGGAAATCTGCGAGGCGGTCGGCTCCCTGCGCGAGTCGGTGAACTCGATCATGTGCGACGACGAGCTGACCGACAAACAGGCGGCGCTCGACGAGACGTTCGGGCAATTCCAGGAACACGTCCAGGGCATCGTGCCCGAGGGCATAGAGACGGCCATGGCCGCAGCGGCGCTAGTGGCGGATGGCTACACGATCAACCCGCAAGGCGCCGTGCACAAGCAGGAGGATCGCATGACCGATCTGGAGAAGAAGCTTGCGGAGACCGAGGCGGCACTCGCCAAGGCCCGCAAGGATATGGACGACGAAAAGGCCGCCCGCGAGATGGCCGCCAGGGAGAAAGAGAGCATCGAGAAGGCGCTCCATGCGTCACTCGAAATGCCGGTCGCGCATCGCGACTACATGAACCATCCTGACCAGGACATGACCGTCACCGAGAAGGTGGCGTTCGTCAACAAGTCCGCGTCGGAGCGGGACGAGTTCATCAAGGCGCACCCGATCGCCGAGAAGACCGAGAAGCGGATCGCCTCGCTGCCGGAGAGCGTCCGGAAGGCGCTTGAGGCCGGCAAGGCGGCAGCCGAACAGGTGCAGAAGCTCGCTGACGAGGCGGTGGCGACCGAATTCGCAAAGCGCGCGTCGGACATGGGCCTCGGTAATGACCTCGTGCCGCACATGATCGCGTTGCACAAGGCCGCGCCGGAAGCCTATGCCGAAATCCAGAAGCAGCTTGAGGCGCTTGCCGCGCAGGTGAAGGCCGGCGAGGTGTTCAAGGAGTTCGGTGCCCGCGGATCGGTCTCGGTCGATGACCCGGTCGGCAAGGTCGGTGCGGTCGTCGCCGAACTGCAGAAGTCCGATGGGAAGCTCAGCAAGGCGAAGGCGATCGCCAAGATCGCGACCATGCCGGAGCACCGTGACCTCTGGTACGCCTACAAGGCGGCCACGCAGGGCAAGCGCGGCGCCTAAGAGGCCGTCATCGCCCGCACCCGAAGGGAGAGCGTCAGGCGCCCTTCTTTTCGCCCGCGCCGAGAGGCGCCGGCTGTCCCACAGACGGAGTATGCCCCATGGCTACAGAAGGCCCATTCCTTGCGGACGGCGCGCAGACCACTGCGGCCGCCGATCTTTCCAGCAACCAGTTCTACGCCGTCAAGCTGACCGGCGCGCGCCAAGTCAATTTGGCCAGCGCCGGCGGCGAAGACATCTATGGCGTGCTGCAGAACAAGCCAACCTCCGGCCAAGTCGCCGACGTTGCGCTCTACGGTATCTGCAAGGCTGTCGCCGGCGCCGCGTTCTCGGCGGGCGCACAGCTGATGACCGATACGTCGGGAAGGTTGATCGCCGCCACCTCGACCAACCATCGCGTCGCGAGCGCTCTCGAAGCCGCCACCCAGGCCGGCCAGATCGTGACCGTGTTCCTGCGCCCGATCGGCACCGTGACCTGATCGGCCGCTCACTCCATAGGCCGGTGCCCTCGGGTGCCGGCCTTGCCCCGTCTGGCCCTTGGGCAAGGCCCACCGCCGCAGGGTCGTGAGACCGCCGCCCCTTCGTCTCCGAAGGATCGCGGGCCGCGTGCGGCTGCTGTCCACGTAAACCCTGCGGAAAAGCCCGCCGAGAGGCGCGCGATCCCATTGATGGAGATGGCACTATGCCGCAACCTTCAAACTCGGACGTCCATGTCAACGCGGCCCTGACCGACATCTCGGTCGCGTACCTCCAGGACGAGGCCCACTACGTCGCCGACAAGGTGTTCCCGACCGTGCCGGTCGTGCATCAGTCCGACAAGTATTTCGTCTTCTCGAAGGACGATTACTTCCGTGACGAAGCGCAGTTGCGCGCCGACGCCGAGGAGTCGGCCGGCGGCGGCTTCACGCTTTCGACCAATAGCTATTCGGCCTCCGTGTGGGCGTTCCACAAGGACATCGGCGACCAGACCCGCCGCAACGCCGATCCGGCGCTCGACATCGATGTCGCCGCCACGAAGTTTGTCATGCAGCGCCTGCTGATCCGCCGCGAGCGGTTCTTCATGGCGAAGTACATGACGACCGGCGTCTGGGGCACGGACAACACCGGCACCGCCGGCGGCACGCCGGGCACCACGACCCCGGCCTTCTGGAACGACGATGCCGGCGGCGATCCGTTCACCGATGTCGAAGTCGGCCAGAGCACGATCCTGCAGAACACCGGCCACGAGGCCAACATCCTCGTGCTGTCCTATCCGGTGTATGCGGCGCTGCGCAAGCACCCGCTCGTCGTCGACCGCATCAAGTACACGATGCAGGCGGACGCCAAGTCGATCACCCCGCAGCTGCTCGCCGCGGCGTTCGACGTGGAGGAGGTGCTGGTCTCGAAGGCGGTCTACAACACCGCATCGGAAGGCATCGCCGGGTCCTACAGCTTCACGATGGGCAAGAGCGCATTGCTCTGCCACCGCGCCGATGCGCCGGGCCTGATGGTCGCCTCGGCCGGCTACATCTTCCCGTGGGAAGGCTACACCGGCCTCAACAACATGGGCGTCCGCATCCTGGAAATCCCGATGCCGTGGCGCGGCAACAACACCGTGCGCATCGAGGGCGAAATGTCCTTCGACATGCAGGTGGTCGGGAGCGACCTCGGCTACTTCTTCAGCGGCATCGTCCAGTAGCCGCCGCGAACCCCTGAGTGACGGCCCCCCGCTCCGGCGGGGGGAGCCACCAGTGCGGCCGGGACCAATCGGCCCCGCCCACCATCTTTCGATCAGAGGAAGTCCAAAAAATGGAAGCCGCCCGCGTCCCGTTTTCGCCCCCGCGCCTGATCGGCATCGTCGATGCCGCAGAGATGGGCGGCGCGCAAGTCTTCCGGCCCTTCACGGTCGGCGCCCAAACCTTCCGCAAGGGCGACCGCCTGCCGCGCGAGACGCTGCTCGCTATTCCGGCGTCGAACCTGCGGGCGCTGGTCAACAACCGCTATATCGCGCCATTCCCGCGGGATCCCGATCCGGCAGAGAACCGAGGCCCGGCGCGGAAGTTCGTCGTGTCGCTCGGCAAGGGCGAATTCGGTGTGGTCGAAGGCTGGCGGATCACCGCCGAGCCGATGACGCGCGAAGCGGCGCAGGCGCTGGCGGCCGGCTGAAATTACAATGCCCGCGTCGGGATGACGCCGGCCGTCCCTGAGAAGGAACATCACCCATGGCTAATGGCTTCATCCAGCGCTTCAAGGGCAAGATCCTCGTTCCTGCCGGAAGCCTGTTCCAGTTCGGCAAGTCCGGCGCGACGTTCGGCGCATCCGGCAACATCTATTCGAAGCTGTCCGCGGCCGGCCTCGGCAATGGCAACGACACGACCGAAGACACGCTCGACAGCTTCTCGCTGCCGGCCAATTCCCTCGATGTCGTCGGCCGCATGCTCTACATCTACGCGTGGGGCATGCTCGCCAACAACGCGCACTCGAAGACCGCGAAGCTGTATTTCGGGTCGGAGGTCGTTTCGACCGGCGCGCAGACCGGCGCCAATGTCGGCTGGGCCCTCGAAATGGTCATCGCCAAAGCCGGCGCCAACTCGCAGGTCATCAGCGGCCAGCTGATCACCGGAGCCACGCATGGCGGCGTCGTCAACCAGAGCGGCACCGAAACCGATACGTCGGCCATTACGCTCAAGGTCACCGGCCAGACCGGGACGGCGGCGGCGAACGATGTGACCCTCAACGGCTGGTACGTCGTAGCTTCGGACTAGACGGTCCTGATTGCACTGATGGAGGCCCTCGCGACCGCTCTGGTCGCCGGCGGCCTTCTCATCCTGTTCGTGCTGTTCCTGCGTGGAGGGCGATGATGCGCGCCTGGCTGTCTCGCCTTCTCCTGGTCCTCGCCTCGATATTGCTGGTTGCATCTGTCGCGAATGCGGCGGCCGTGCAACCGGAATACGCGTCCGGCATCAACGGCTCGGACTACAGCGTCAACCCGCCATCGCTTTCCGGGCTGACGTTGCTGACGACAATCCCAGCCGCTGGTGGCCACCGGCTCGGTTACCTCATCGTCGTCTCGTCGAGCGTCGCCTACTACGTGACGCTGGATGACGGAACAGACACGGGAACGAACTGTACCCCCGGAAAATGCACGATCTTGCCCTTGGGTCTGAACGGCATCGGCTCATGGATGGATATGGCCGGGATGCCGCATACCGGGCGGATTCGCGTTTTTGGGACGGCCGGCAGCTTCGTCGGCGCGCACTCCTGGTGATCCCGATGACGCCGCTCGGAACACGGATCGCCGCCATCGCGAGACGCGCTGCAGCAGGAGCGTTCACGCTCGGCCTATTGGCCGGAACGGCTTGGGCCGACATTGGCGGTGGCAGCAGCGGCGGCGGTGGCGGATCGACCCCGCCGGGCGGCACCAACGGCCAGATTCAATACAACAACGCCGGAAGCTTTGGCGGTCTTGCGAACTCGCTGACGATCGCCGGCCAAGCCGTCGGCCTTGGCGGATCGTTGACCGCGGCGGTGCTCACCGCAGCCCTGAACCAGTTCTCATCTTCTCTCCAGGGCCTTGTCCCAGCCTCGGGCGGCGGCACCACGAATTACCTGCGCGCCGACGGAACCTGGGCCGCGCCGGCCGGAGGCGGCAGCGCTCCGACTCTCTCGGCCGGCTCCGGCGCTCACACCCTCTCGGGCACCGCCGCGTATTTCGTCTGCACCGGGGCCTGCACGATCACCCTGCCGACCCCGGCGGCCGCCGCCGAATATTGCGTCTACAACGACACCGGGGTTTCAACCGCCATCACTTTGGCCGCGCTCGGCGGCAGCGATGCGTACGAAAAGACCGACCACTCCGGCTACGGAACTGCCGGCACCGGTACGATGGTCAGCGCCGGTGCCCTGGGTGACCGGGTTTGCCTCACCGGCCGCGACGCAACGCACTACCAGATCGGCGCCCTGACCGGCTCCTGGACGGTCAACTGATGCGGCGCATCGTTCTCGCCGCCGCGCTCTTCGCGCTGGTGTCGAGCCCGGCCTGGGCGACGGTCTACCACGTCCAGCAGACCGGCTCCGACAGCAACCCCGGCACCTCCGGAAGCCCGTTCCAACACATCTGGAAAGGCATCTCGGCCGCGGTCGCGGGCGATACGGTGTGCGTCGATGACACCGCGACGTATGACGGGACGTTCGAAAACGGCCAGACCGGCGGGGCTTCGGATCAGCGCGTCGTGCATTTCGGCGGCAGCTCAGGCTCGCCAAGCGGGACATCCGGCAACCCGATCAAGCTTTCCGTACGCGCCGCCGATGGCTGTGCCGGCGGCAACGTCGTCACGATTTCCCGCCTCAACGGCCCGAGCGCCAGCAACAACCACGTCCTCTTCTACGGCATAGAAGTCGAGGGCGTGAATTATATCTCGATCCTCGGCAACCCGCTGCACGGCCCGACCTGCGTGTCGAGCTGCTGGAAAATCTACGGCGGCGACGATCAGGCGAATACGATCCTCGGCGGCGGCTATGCCGACAATCTCGCGGCGTGCGTCGCCAACCCCTCGGCCTTCATCTGCAACGGCAACGCCGTTGGCGCCTACGGGCACCACATCACGGTTGAAGGGGTCGAGGTCTACTTTCACGGCTCCTCGGGCATCGAGGGAGCGTCCAACGGTGGTGGCGCGCCGCAGGACTACCTGATCTACGCCTACAACGCGGCGCACGACAACGCCTACTATTCGCCGGCAGGCGGCTCCGGGATTTCATCTCTCCCCTTGGCGCTCGACAGCAGTCCCGGCATGACCTGCCCGGACGATACGTCGGGCAACCTCTATCACATCTGCGTCGTCGGCAACTGGTCGTACAACAACAACGAGCAGGTCACCGAGACGCAGACCGGCCATCGTTCGGATGGCAACGGCATCATCATCGGCGGGACCTCGACCTATACCGGGTCGGTCCTGATCATGAACAACATCCTGACCGGAAACTCCGGCGACGGGGCGCACTGCATCAACGTGACGGCGGTATCCGGCGCGCCCGCCGCCTGCGATCTCGTCTACAATACGGTCTATGAGAACCAGCAGTCGCCGAACGGGACGGGCGCGCTGCAATCCGGCTGCGCCGCGCCGTGCTCGGCCAACGGCGAAGTGGACAGCAACAACAACTCGGCCCGCTACTTCGCGAATATCCTTTATTCGAAGAACACTACCGACAATTACACGATAGGTTCGCTCGGGACCGGCACTCTCGGCGGCAATTACAACGACCGTTTCCAGGGGGCGGGCGCAGCGGTCACGGGCGCGAACGACATTACCGGCGACCCGAAGCTGACCAGCCCCGGCTTCACCAGCGTGGCGAATTTCCATCTTCAGGCAGGATCGCCGGCGATTGGCGCAGCGGGCGGGTTCGCGGCACCGAGCGTCGATTTCTTCGGCACGACGCGCAGCAGCCCAACGGCGATGGGCGCGGTCGAGTTCGCAAGCGGCGGCACCCCGCTGTCGAGCGGCGGCATGATCTCCCTGTTCGGCGGCGGCGGTCCTTTCCTCGGCTACACGCGCCAGACGGTGTGCTTTACCTCCTCGGCGACGTTCAACAAGAACAGCGACGGCTCGAACATCACCGTCGAGGCGATTGGCGGCGGCGGCGGCGGAGCCGGCTCGAACGGCGGCGTTTCTATCGGCGGGCCGGGCGGCGGCGGCGAGTACCGCGCCGCGTCGCTCGCGTATGCCTCAGGCACCAGCAAGGCCATCGTCATCGGCAGCGGCGGGGCTGGGGGAGCCCCGTCCGGGAACGGGACGGCTGGCGGCGCAACGACATGGGACAGCACCGTCGTTGTCGCCAATGGCGGCGGCGGCGGGACAGCGGCAGGCGCTGCGGGATCTGGCGGTTCCGGCGGCACCGGAACGACCGGCCACAATGGCGGATCGGGCGGGACCAACGATCAGGTCGGCTATGCCGCGGCCGGTGCTGGCGGTGCTGGCGGTCCGCATGGCGCGGGCGCGGCCGGCGGTGCCCAATCCGGCTCCAATCAAGGCGGCGCTGGCGGCGGCGCATCCGATGGCGGTAGCGTCGGGACGGCCGGCAGCGGCATCAACGGTCAGGCTGGCGGCGCGGCGCAGGACAGCACTGCGGGCGGCACTGGCGGAACCGGCGGCGCTTCCCCAACCGCGGGCGGTTCTGGTTCGCACGGATCGGGCGGCGGCGGTGGCGGCGGCTCGACGGCTGCGGTGACCGGCGGCACCGGTGGCGCTGGCGGCAATGGTGTCGGCGGCACAACGGCGATCAGCCCCGGCGGCGGCGGCGGCGGCGGCGGCGGCGTGCAGAACTCGGCGACCGGCGGCAACGGCGGTGTTGGCGGGAATTACGGCGGCGGCGGCGGAGCCGGCGGCTACAGCGCGACCGGTGGTGCCGGCGGCAATGGCGCGGCCGGCCAGCTTTGCGTCATCGGGAATTTTCAGTAGATGACTTGGTCCTACAATGCGGTTGGGGTCGGTTCGTCGCAGAAAGACCAAGTGCGCCTGCTGATCGGCGACACCAACTCGACAAATCCGCTGCTGCAGGATGAAGAGATCGCATTCGATCTGACGCAGGTGCCGACGGTGTACGGCGCCGCCGCGATGGCCTGCTCCCAAGTGGCCGCAAAATTCTCCTCGCTTGCCGATCAGTCGGCGGGGCAAACGAAAATCGCCTACAGCCAGCGCGCAAAGGCCTACCGCGCCATGGCCGCCGAATACAAGAACCTCGCGGCAGCCCGCGGGGGCGGCATGCCGTACGCCGGCGGCATCAGCATTTCCGACAAGGCGCAGCAGACGCAGGACAGCGATCGCGTGCCGCCGAACTTCAACATCGGCATGACGGACGATTTTCTCCCGGTGGCACCCGTAGGACCGGAAACCCAGGCCGAGATCGACGAGGTCGAATAAGTGGCCGACCCGCAGGCGCTCTACGACCGCACCGTCACGATCACCCGGCCGGCGCTTGCCACGACCTCGGGCGACGCCGGCTATCTCGGCCTCGAAGAGGCCAACGAGACGGTCATCGCCAGCAACATCCCGGCGAGCATCCAGTTCGACCGGCACGGTACCCGACCCGATGCGCGCGTCCCCTCGGATGCCGAGGGCCGCACCCTGTGGAAAATCTTTCTTCCGGTCACCCCTGCGCTTCCCCTCGGGTCGCTTCGACAAACTGATGTCGTGACCGACGATCAGGGGCTGCGCTACCAGATCGAGGCGCCTTACTGGACCGCCCTCGGCTACGACATTCGGGCCGAGCTGCTGACCGCGTAACGTGACGGAGCGCGCATGGCAGACCTCGTCGATGTCTGCAACGCGCTCAAATCGATCGCGCTGACGGCATTGGGCATCCCCAGCGGCGGCGGTCTTTCGACGGTCGTGCCGAACACCCTGATTGCGATCGGCAACGGCTGGCCCACGGAAGCGACCCTCAACGGCATCGCCGCCAGCTACAGCGCCGCCAACCCACAGGCGCTGATCTCGATCTACCCAGTCCCGAACGGGTTCCGGAACCTCACCCGCAACCCAGCCAAGTGGCAGGAACTGTCGCGCCCAACCGCGACGCTGACGATCACCGTCGCGGGCGATACGCTGACCATCGGCGGCGCGGCGCCGGGAGCGAACGGCGCTGTTCAGAACGTCGCCGCCATCGTCGGGTTCGGCACCGCCTATCAGGGCTTCGTCTACCAGACGACCCCATCCGATACGCTGAACACCATCGCCGCTTCCCTCGCGGCTCTCATCAACGCCGCCACTCCCGCGTCCGCAGTGGGAGAGGTCATCACGATCCCGGCCGCGTTTTCGATCATCGGCCGCATCGGCGTGACCGGCACCGCGATCCGCGAAATCTCGCGCCAGGCGCAGATGGTCGACCTGCACGTGTGGACCCCGACCCCCGCCTTGCGCGACCAGATCGGCATCCCGCTCCGGCAGGCACTGAGTGCGCAATTCACCGCCGGCTGCATCGAGTGGGTGACCCTCGCCGACGGCTCCGGCATGCGCATCACGATGGGCGCCGACCACTGGCTCGACGATCCGGAAAAGGCGAACCTTTATCGCCGCATCATCGGGGTCGAGTGCGACTACGCCACGACGCAAACGATAGCGGCGGCGGAGATCATCGTCATGGAAAGCCAGACCGAGATGGGCAACAGCACCCTCGGTACGGCACCCTCGATCACCTTCACCAATTGAGGCCAGACCATGCAAGTCGGCGTCCTGACCACGGATTACGGCCCGCACCCGCCCGAAAAATGGGCGCGGATGACGGCTTGGATGATCGCCAACCACCTGATCGAGGTCGACGAGAAGAGCGCGTTGGCCAAGGCGATCGAGATCCGCGAGGCCCGGGACGACCTGGAGCGCAATCTCTACAAGGTGCTGAAGAGCCATCACCAAACCGTGCAGGACAAAGAGCGCGCCGCAGTGGCAGAGCACGGTCATGCCCGGCTCGACGGTGCGCCGCACGCGGCGGTGCACGACCACATCGACGTCGATGCGTGCGTTGAGGCTGTCGTGGATGAGGCCAAGCTTCATCCTGATCTGTTCGCGCACTTCGACAAGGAAGAGGTGCGGGCGATGCTGCGCGATCGATTGCTGATGGACTTTTCCTCCGTCGTCGATATCGAGCGCGACTGGCACGCCAACGGGCACAACATCGCTGCCGACGGTAGGGCCGTTCCGAACCCGGACCACGATCCACGGCACCCAAGCGTCCTCGCCTTCAAGGCGGCGCGCCATCCGGGCGCCCATCCCTCTGCGGCGGAGGCGTAAATGGCCGGAACGACCACCGCTTTCCCGACCAGCTTCAAGCAGGAACTTGCCCAAGGCATGCACTGCTTTACCGGGTCGCAAACCCCGACGGGCAACACGACGAACACGAGCACCGGGGTAACGTCGCTGTCGTCGCCGGCCAATCTCTGCCGCGGCATGGCGATTTCCGGCACGGGCATCCCGGCGAACACGTTCATCGCCGACCTCCCGACCTCGACGACCCTCACCCTGTCGCAGGCCGCGACCGCGACCAACAGCGGCACGACGCTGACCTGCGCCGGCGACACGTTCAATGTCGCGCTGATCAAGAACGGCTGTGCCGGCACGTACGGCGCCGCCTCCACGAACTATTCGAACATCACCGGCAATTCTGACGAGGCAACCGGTGCCGGATACACGGCCGGCGGCCAGACGCTGACCGCCAACACCACCCCGGCGACTTCGGGAACCACGGCGTTCTGGTCGTGGAGCACGAACCCGTCCTGGGCCTCGGCGACCCTCGATGTCCAGGGCTGCATGTTCTACAACAATTCGACGCGAGCGGGCGCTGCGGGCCGCGCGGTGTATGTCGGCGACTTCGGCGGCGAGCAGAAGGTCACCGCCGGCACCCTGACCCTGGTGCTGCCGACCAACAATTCGTCAAGCGCGATCTTGCGGATCAACTAATGCCGCGCGATTACACGGCCCTCAAGACTGCGTGGAACTCATCGACGCAGCCACCTTCCGGGGTCACCGGTACAGCGCTCATTGGTTCGATGACGAACCAGCAGAAGGCCGATGCCATTAACGGATGGGTCGTGGCCGGATCGAAGGTCGATGTGCCGATCGGATCGGTCATCGCCTATCTCGCCCTCCAGGGCAAACTGACGGGGTTGCAGACCTATGTCGCCGGGACCGGGCAGCAGCCGCAGTCGCTGGTCGCGGCAAAAGAGCTTCTGACGCTGCTCTCGACCCCGAGCATAACCTCGTTTCAGATGTCGAACCCGGCCACTGGTACCGCGGTCGAGAACTTTCTGAACGCGCTCGCCGCGGATAGCGCCAGCGGGATTGTTGCGGCCGACGTCACGGCATTGCTCGCGATGGCGGACACGACAGTGCTGTGGCGCGTCGCTAACGGCTACGCGGACCCGATCACGATCATGGACCTGGAAGCGGCTGGACTCATCCCTCTGGGAACTTACGGGGCCTAAGTCATGGCGAATCGAACCGCATGGACAGCAGGGAACGGCGCTGGCCTGACCTGGACCAGCGGTTTCGGCGCCGCCGATCTGACCAGCCTGCCTTCGGGCGACGTGGTGCTGTCTTCTGGAGCGGCCATCGCGAACGGCGCGAACCTTGATATGTTCGCCGACGCGTCGGTCGAAATCACGATCGCATCGTCCACGCCATCGGCCGGTGCCTATATCGCGCTATGGATTGCCCCGCTCCAGGAAGACGGCACGACCTACGGCGACGGCCAGCTGACCGCCGGCGTCCAGGCTGCTTACACGCCGCCCTGGGCTCCGGCCGCGATCATCCCGATCGAGAGCGGCACCGCCTTGACGAAGATGATGGGATCCGTCTCGGCGATCCTGCTGCCGCCGCGGAACTTCCTGTGGATCTTGGGCAACTTCACCGGGCTCACGTTCTCCGGTACTGCGGGTAACAACGTGATGAAGTTCATCACCGAGAACGTCAACCTGAACAACTAGGCCAGCGATGTTCGCGCCGCTGGCCCTCAAATCGCGCCGCGCCGGAGGGATGCGGCCTGGGGTCCCGAAGATCGACTGGAGCAACCCGCTTACGAAGGGGCTGGTTGCGTGCTTCTTCCCGGTCGGGAACAAGATTATCGATCTTGTGTCCGGCGTCTACCTGACGCCAACAGGAACCGTATCCCGGAGCCTCGGGCCGGAGGGCGTCGAAGCCAACAGCGCCGGAACGGGTTACTGGTCTCTGGCCGCCCTGCCGACGTGGCAGGTCACGACGCAGGGAACACTGCTGTACTCTGGCCGCATCCTGGCCCGGAGCTTCAGCAATTTTCGCATCTTCGGCCTCGACCCGAACCCGACCAACGCGTCTCCCTTTACCGCGTTGACCATCTACGATGGCACCCCGGATATTCAGCTGGGATACAACAACGGTTCGGCATTCGAAGCCTTTACTTCCGGACCGAATCCGTCGAACGGCGATGTGGTCTCGATGGTCGTCACCCTGACGATGGGCGGCGCGGTCAACTGGTACAACAAGGGCGCGCCCGTATCGAGCGGCACAGCGGTCGCGGGAACGATCGCCTATACCGCCGGCACGATGTACATCGGCGGCTCGTCGGCTGGCGACGGCGATTACGCCATGGCGCTTGCCGCTCTCTACAATGTTGCTATCCCGGCCTCGGCCGCGCAAGAACTCTCGCGGGACCCGACCCGGTTTCTGATATTCCCGGACGACGTTGTTTCGTCGATCTTAGGTGCTGCGGCACCCTCGCTTATCAGCTTTCCGCTGACCGGGGTAGCGGCGGCAGGTGCGGTAGGCGGCCTCGTCCCGTCGGTCTTGATCAATCTTGGTACCGTGTCGGCGTCGGCCGCGGCGCAACCTCTTAGCCTCTCCGAGATCGCCAGCTTCGCGGGCGCGAGCGGGTCCAGTGCCGCCGGGTCGGTCGTAACGGCCGGGTCCGTAGCACTCAATAGCGCCGCGGGTTCCGGGGCATTTGGGGCCATCGCCGACGCCGACCAGCACAGCCTCTCAGCCGTTGCCGGGTCGGGCGCGGCAGGTACGCTGAGCGAATCTGCCGCCAATGCTCTGGCCGGACAATCCGGGGCGGGTGCGGTGGGTTCGCTCTCCGATGCGGCAAGCAATAGCTTATCGGGCGCAACCGGATTGGGCGCGAGCGGAATATTCGGTCCTGCCGAGTCTGTCACGCTCCCGGCGGCCACGGCTTCGGCCGCCGTTGGCGTTCTGAATGTGGATGCCGGCGGCTCGGCGTCAGTAGATCTGACCGGCGCGAGCGTCTCGACGGCAGCGGGAACCCTCGGCTTCGCGAACGCCTTCACCCTGCCGGCAGCGACCGCTGCGACGGGAGCCGGATCGGTAGAAGGCTCGCCAGAGGCCGTAGGAGGCTCTGTAAGCGCGTCTGGCGCTGCCGGGGGAGTGGCAAGGGCAGAACAGATTCCTATCGCTGGAACCGCGGCTATGGGCACCGCGGGGGCAGCCTCGGCCTCGTGGAATGGGTCACTCGGCTCGGCGAGTGCTACGGCGTCGGTTTCGTCGATCATCGACAGCGTCGTCGCCTCGCTGGTACGCGAAGCGGCTTTCGGCGCGGCTGGCACGATCACCGTGCAGGTGCCGACCAATGCTGTGCCGCTGACCGGCGTCGCGGCGATGGGCATCGCCGGCATTCTCGGCGTCCTCGCCTCGGCGGTTCAGGCGAATGCCAACCGGACCCTGAAGGCGATCGGAGCAGGCCGAACGGTGGCCGTGCCAGCAAGCGGCCGGCGCGTCGTCGCGCCCGGCCCAACACGGGCGGTCCGATGCGCAAGTTCATCGACGGCGTGATGGCCGGCTTTGCCGCGGGCGTCTTCAGCGCCGTCGTCGAAGGGCTGATCCTGTTCTGGCTGCTGGGTGCGCCGCGGTAGCGGGAGGCAACTTGCAACACGCTCTTGCTCTCGCGGGCTTCCTCGCCCTCGCCGGCTGCACCTACACCGTCAAAGACCCGGTTACCGGAGAGGTCATGGCGAAGTGCCACGACGGCGGCCTGTCGTTCTGCCAGGTGGCGCAGCCGCAAGGGACGACCGTGATCAGCGGTTCCGGGCTGTTCAGCGGCAACATCGTGACCGGCGGCCTCGCCGTCGGCGGCGCTATCGGCGGACTGCTCGCGCAGTAGAGGAGGGGCCGCGCATGTTTGTCGGCAACGACTTCTCTCCGATCGAGCCGGGCGACGTCGATACCTTCACCTTCGACGTAACCGCAATGCTCGGCGTCTCGACGATCGCCTCGGTCGATGTCGAGCTTCTGGCCACGCCGTTCGGCACCGCGACCGACAACGCGCCGGCCTCGCGTCTGATCGGCAGCGCGAACCACGCCACAGCCAACGGCATCACGACGGTCAGCCAGGATGTCGGCAACTGCCTTGACGGGGTGATCTACCTGTTCCGGGTGACGGTCACGACCACCGACACACCGCCCCGCGTCCTGTCGGCCTACTCGCACATCCCTTGCCGGGTGGCGGCGTAACTGAGGAGAAGCTCTCCATGACGAATTCGTTCATCGTGCGCGTGCCGTTCTCGCGCAAGTGCCCCATCACCGGGGAGCTTGTCGAGTACAAGAAGGGCGACATCGTCGCGCACCCGGAGCGGCTCGCCGACATCCGCGACAGCGAGCACGCGGCGCACGGCCACAACATGCAGTTGCCCGACGACCACGATGCGGTACTGCCGCATCTGTCAGACGGCCATCCCGCGCTCGCGGCGCTGCCGGAGGGCCACCCTGTGCGGCTCGCGCGCGCCATCGCTGCTGCGCCCCATGCGACGCCGGCGGCACCATCTCGCCGCCGCGATAGCGCTCCTGAGGGAGCCGCCGAACCGGCGTAGAACCGCACCCTCCACCACGTGAACCGCGCCCCCGCGAGGGGGCTTTTTGTTGCCCGGAAAGCGCCTTGGGCAAGCGCCGCGCGCCGCTGGATAGCGCCGCCGTCCCTTTGAAGGAACTCGCCCGATGACGCAGATCGTGCAAGCCGGCACCACCAACGTCCTCGCGCTCGGCGCACCGAAGGCGGTGGTTCAGATTCAAACCCCGACGCCGCCGGTCACCGGGGTTCCGGTCAACATCCTCGGCTACATCGGCGCCGCCTCATGGGGTCCGGTCAACATCCCGATGGTGGTGGGCGGCAACGACGAGCAGGTCGCCACGTTCGGACCGGTCACCAACCGCAAGTTCGACCTCTCCAGCGCGGTCGCGGTCGCGGTCGAGAACTACGTGTCGAGCTTCAAGAACGTGCGCGTCAGCGACGGCACCGACACGGCGGCGACCGGCACGTACTCGACGAGCGAGACCTTCGCGACCGAGACGATCGCCGGCACCGTCAAGGCCGGCGACATCCCGACCCTGACCTTCACTCCGACCGCCGGTTCGCCGATCGTCGTCAGCTACACCGTCCCCGCGGGTCCGCCTACGGCCTCGGCGGTGGCCGCCTCGCTGGCGGCGCTGCTCAGCGCCAATACGCAGCTGCAAGCCGCGGGTTTCGCCTTCTCGGTCGCCGGCGCGGTCATCTCGGTCTACTGCCCCGGCGGCACCGCTCCGGGCACGGGATGGACCTCGATCACGCCCTCGGTCGGCGGCTCCAGCCCGACGACGACCTTCACCGCCGGCACCTCGACCGCGGCGACCGTGAAGCTCACCCTGACGGCGCTCTACACCGGCACCGTCGGCAACGGCCTGCTCGCCTCATTGCAGCCGGGCACCCTCGCCGGCTCGACCGCGCTGGTCCTGGCGCGGCCCGGCTTCGTCGCCGAGAAGTTCGACAACCTCACCGGCACCGGCAACCTTCTGTGGGCGAACATCGCCAATGCCGTCAACAACGGCAACTCGGCGCTGCGCGGCCCGTCGCAATTGTGCGTCGCCTCCGCCGGAACGGGCGCCGCCGCCGCCCCGAACGCCGCCACGACCGTCCCGATGACGGGCGGCACCGACGGCTGGTCCGGCATCACCGACGCGACGCTCCTCGGCGTCGATGTGGTGCCGCGCAAGGGGCTCTACGCGCTGCGCGCGCAGGGCGTCGGCATCGCCTGCCCGGTGGACGCCTCGGTCTCGACCTACTGGACCAATTTCGCCGCGTTCGGCCAGTCCGAGGGCATCCTCGTCGAGACTTCGACCCCGAGCGCCGATACCTTGACCAACGCCGCCACCGAACTGGCGACGGCCGGCGTCGACAACTATGCGCTGCGCGTCACTTTCGGCGACTGGCTCTACTGGTACGACACGACGAACCAGACGGAGCGGGTCCTGGCCCCGGCTACGTTCATGGCCGCGATGCGGGCTCAGCAGGCGCCACAGAACTCGACCCTGAACAAGATCATCAACGGCATCATCGGGTCGCAGAAGACGCTGACCGGCGGCGTCTGGTCGGACGCCGACAAGGACGCGCTCTACTCCTACCGGCTCGACCTCATCTGCAACAACCCGCCGGGCGGCCAGTACTGGGCCGCCAACAACGGCATCAACACGTCGTCGAACGCCGCGATCAACGGCGACAACTACGCGATGATGACGGACTTCATCGCCCGCTCGATCGGGCTGTGGGCGGGCAAGAACATCGGCCTGCTGCAGACGCCGGACCAGCGCAAGGCGGCGAAGGCCGTCATGGACGACTTCTTCAACGACATGTGGCAGGAGGGCATGATCGGCAACGCCGACAGCGCCAACGGCATCGGCGTGCCGCCCTGGTCGGTGGAGATCGACGACACCACGACGCCGCCGAACATGGCCGCGCTCGGCTACGAAATCGCCGCGGTGCGGGTCCAGTATCTCGCGGTCATCCGCTGGTTCGTCGTCAACCTGATGGGCGGCCAGACCGTCCAGGTCAACGTCTCGCAGACGCCGCCGGCCTTCGCCCGGAGCTAGCCCGCTCCCCTTTTCCCTCTTCACACGTGGCGGCGCCTCAACCGGCGCCGCTTTTCTTTTGACGGGAGCACACCGCCATGGCGCAGCTTGGTGGCATCAACCAGGTCAATACCGGCCGCGACGTATCGTTCAACATCGTCACCGACGCCGGGCTCCTCAGCCTCGACATCACGCAGTCGTTCCGGCGCCGCGGCCTCTACGACCATCGCGTGTCGCGGCCGATCAACGGGCCGCCGAAGTTCGTGCCGATCATCGCCGGCTGGGAACTCGACTTCGAACTCGACCGCCAGAACGCCGGCGTCGATACGTTCTTCGCCAACCTGGAATCGACCTACTACCAGGGCGGCGCGATCAACGCCGGCACGATCACCGAGACGATCATCGACGCCGACACTGGCGCGGTGCACGTTTTCCTGTTCAGCGGCCTCATGTTGACCTGCGAAGACATCGGCGACGTGAAGGCCGACGACATGATCAAGATGCGGGTCCAGGGCCGAGCATCGACCCGGACGCAGCTGTCGTAGGCGATCATCGTTCGGTGGATCAGGCGATGCTTATTGTCGATGCCCGACAGGTGAGCGTGATCGGCTTGGACGGAAGCCTGCGCTCAGTCCCGTTGCCGCGCTCGCTGGATTGCGAGGCGCATGTGCTCTTCGAGGTTCTGGATCGCCTGCCCGATGATTGCGGCCTCGTCCTCGATCGTCAGACCAACCGGATACGCGTCTTTCAAATCGCGGATGCAGCTCGCCTGGATCGCGGCCAGCGCGGCCTCGTCAAGCGGCTCGTCGTTCAGCGCAGCCCGCAGCAGCTTGGCCGCGAAATCTTGCATGCCGATCACGGTGAAGCCGAGCGCGAATAACCCGCGCTGCGGTGTCTCTGCCATCGCCGCCTCCCCCAGCTTTCGAGCAGTCTGCGCCGAGCGCAGGACCGCGCACAACGCCCCTCCACAACAGAAGAGAACCCACCATGTCCGACGCCATCGGGCCGACCATCGCCTATGCCGGCCCCGCCGCAGAGGCGCCCGCCGTCGTGCAGCAGCCGATCGGCGGAACGCCGGAACCGGAGCCGATTGCGGTTGCGCCGGTAGCGCCCGAAGCGCCGACGCCGCGGCCTAAGATCACGCCGGACGGGCTGCTGATTGACGAGAAGGGGCGACGGCTGAGGCTGCGGGAGCTGTCTTATCTCGACGAATTGGACCTGCTGGAACTTGCGGGTGCCCGTACTGAGAATGGATCCTGGATGGTCCAGCTCGTCCTGGCCGCGCGAGTGGCCGAGATCGACGGCGCCAAAGTGCCCTTTCCGAGAAACGGGGTCCAACTCCGCAGCATGTTCCAGATGGTGGATCGCTCTGGAGTCCGCGCCGTGCGGGAGCACCTTGAGAGCCAGATCGACAATGCCGACAGCGACGAGGCGATCGCAAAAAACTGACCCGGCAGGCAGCCCTCTATGAGGTTGCCTGCCTGATAAAGAACGGGATCGCGTACGACGTTGCGATGACGATGTCGCGGGCGCGGCGCCTCGCCTTCATTCACGCCTTCAAGAAGCTGGCCGGCGAGAAAGGGTTATTCGATAGCTGAAGACCAGATTCCCGTGCCGTCAGGCTGCCTCTCGCTGCCAGCCGCGCTCGGTTTCGCGCAGCCTGATGTCGCTCATCACATGCAACGAATGCTCCAAATCGTCCAGCTCGGCCAGGATTTCGCAAATCTGCTGGGCAAGACCGTGCTTCTCGAGCTTCAACGCGTAGAACAAGCGCAGGGCCGAGTCGGCGGCGCCCGGTATGGGATGGTTCGGCCGCGCTTCCCAACGCGCCACCGAAACACGCCTCGTGCGCAGAATGCGAGCCAGTCCATCCTGCGAAAGCTTGAGCAGCGAGCGCAGAAAGCGCACTTCCTGGCCGCGCAAACGCTGCGGTCGCGTAATCACGACGCGCGCGATGGCCTCGTGCAGCGCTGCGGCGTCGTGGATCGCGATCCCGCGGCCATGGCGCGTCTCTCGCACCACAAAGCCGTTGCGCAGGTAGACATAGTCCAGGCCGCAGTTCGTGTAATGGTGCAGTTCGGTCATCTGGTCGGTCATCTGAGCCAATCCATCCATTCCACGGTTTTTACGAAGACCTCATCGTTGCTTGAGACAATGATTGTGACGACACCCGCCTCGCGGCATCCGGGCATGCGGCGAACCATGATGACCTTCCACTCGCCTTCGCCCACATACTCCGGCTGCCCCTCGACAAACCCAGTCTGCAAAATCCAGTAGGCGTCTTCGGCGAGGATCGAGCGGTCGTCGATACGGTCGAACGCATGATCGCCGAAGATGACGTTGACCTCGGTCTTGGCGCGCTCGCGGACGATCGCTTCGGCTTGGTCGGCGCGAAGCCTGGCCCAGTTGACGGGCCGTTTGAACGGTATGGGATCGGCCATTCATCCGCGCCAACAGCCCTAGCTGGCTGTATCAATATGATACGCCAACGGAGGCTGTCAACTACGGTTCCATAGAATGCTACAGAACGCGGAGAGGCGGCCCGAAAGCCGCCCCCTTGGCCCTGCCATGGTTTGCCCTGCCTCGCCAAGCCAGTTCCGTTGCCTCGCCTGCGGTGCCGAGCCGTGACCCGCGATGCCTCGCCTGGCCTAGCCACACGTCGCCATGCCTGCCGTGTGTTGCGTTGCCCAACCCAGCCTCGCCATGCCCCGCCATCCCTCGCTGTGCCTTGCCACGCCTGCGGTGCCGGGCCTGGCCTTGCCCAGCTGCGCCTAGCCCATCCGTGCCCGAACTCATGATACTGTCCTGAACCTAAGCAGCGTCCTCGTTGCGGTACTGCTCTTTGACCCGGTCCAGTTCGCGCCACACACCGGCGAGAGCCTGAACCGTCTCGTACTTCAGCCGCACCCTCTGAAGTTCTGCCAGCGCGTCCTTGAGCATGACGGCGGTCAGTTCCACATCCATCAGCACGTCTTTGACGCGCCGATAGCCGCCGCCAGAGACGCGGTCAACGCTGAGTGATACGACCTTGCGCGCTCCCGCTTCGTCCACAATGTGGACCGCAATGAGCCGCCGGGCCTGATGCAACAAATATTCTTCGGCGGCCTTGACAAGATCCCACTTCCCGTCGGTGCCAAGCGGACACAGGGCAGCGTAGAGCGCCGATTTCGGGTGCGAGCGCGCCCAATCGACTACCTGTTGCGCCTGCAATTTGTCGCCGGTGTTGATCTGCGACGCGAGCGCCAGAAGTTCCCCGGCGACTGTCGATTTGGTTCTCATCCTGCCACCTCCCAAAGGCCCCAACCGAGGCCGTTGCTGTTTCTGCTGTCCGGCCGACCTTCGCCAACGCCGACCTGCATGCCGGCGCGCGCCAGCAGGTTCATGATGTCTGTCGCGGAGAACTGATCCGCGTCCCAGCGTACCCGCACATTGGCGGACCAGTCATCCCAGATCGGCCGCACCCGAACGTCCGCTACACCCGTCTCGTTACGGGCAGTCATATGAAAGGGCCTTGGAGCACCCTCGATCTTGACCAGGGGAGTACCGTCGTCACGGTCGAACCCATCGGCCTCAATGAAGACGCTCAGCTTTGCGAGCGTCATGCGAAATCCAACGACCCGGCACGCGGAGATCATCGCGTTGCGGAAGGCGGGCGCCGGAATGCCGTACCAACCCTCGCGGCTGACGTGCAGCGCCCCTTCGTAGACCGCGTCGAAGTCCTTGGGCTCGCGTTTGCGGCCCTTTGTCGCCTGCGATCCGGCGCGCTGTTTCGCCTCCATCTGCTCGCGCGCCTTCTGGCTGAATTTATTCTGCACGTAGGGCGACGTGCCCACGATCCGGATCACGGCCCGCTGGAACTTCGGCGGTTCGATCACGACGATCGCGCTTGGTGCCTCATCCTTCGCTTTTGTGCTCTTTGCCATTAGCGTGCTCCTGTCGGTGCGACGAGCGGCGGCTCGGGGCTGGCGAGATCGACCCGCAACGCGCGGACGACAGTGAAAACCTTCTGGCCGTTCACGGGGTCGTAGCTGACTTCGACGAGACCGCCGTCGAGGATGGGCGGCCGCGGTCTTGGAGAAGGCAGCACGTCTTCGTCGGTCCGTTCGCCGCCCTCGTCGTCGAGACCATCGCTTTCGAGATCATCGGCTCCGACCGATGGCTCGTCGTCCACATCCGGCTCGCGATCGCTATCCGGCTCGTCGTCGCCGTTCTCTTCGCGGTCTTCGGTGGCGCCCGCGGCGACGATCAGGGTTTCCAGTACGTCGGCATCGATCCACGCAACGAGATAGCGGCTGCGGCCGACTGCGAAGATATCCGCCTCTTCCATCAGCAGATGCAGTGCGGCTTCCGCGGTGATCGTCGGGGGATGAACGCGCCGCCGCCGGCGGCGCAGATCGATCCGCCGGTAGAGGCGTGCGCGCGGCTTGCGCCGGCGAACGCCGGCAGCGGGATTGGTCGCGGCCATCTCACGCCGCCGCCTTGAAGGAGCCGGTGCGGGCGCAGACCTTGACCGTCGTCACGCTGGCAGTGCGGCAGTGTTGGTTCCACCAATCGTGGCCCATCCGCTCCTTGACCAAGGAACTGTCGAGCGTCCAACGGATCGCCTCGGAGACGGTGGCGCGGAACAGCGCACCCTCGGCCTCACCGACGCCGCGGGCGACCAGCTCGTCGCGCAGCCGCTTCTCGCGGGCTTCGAGGTCCGCGATACTGGCTTTCAGTGCGCCGAGTTCATCGACGATGTCGCCAACGGGCAGATTGTGCAGAGAGGATGTGGTAAGTGTGGCAGTAGCCGTAGCCATGGGCCATCTCCTTGGCTGGGGTTAGGCCCGGTCGGGAGGTTCCAGCTCTCGGTCGGGCCGCTATTGAACGCATTGAACATATAGCCTATAGGCGCTCTTGTCAATAGCGTCAATATCGACTATTTTTGCCAGGCGATGGCGCGCTACTCAGCAGTGATTTACCCCGTCAAGAAGCTCGTCGCACTGACGACGGAGCAGGCGAAGGCGATAGAGGATTTCCGGTTCGCGCACCGCATACCCACAGAGGCGGAAGCGATCCGCCAACTTATCGAGCGCGGGCTGTCGCGGGACGAGATACCGGTGCACCGGCCGAAGCCGCGAGGGAAAGCGAGCGAGTGAGGACGAAGAGCTCGCCGGTAACGGAACCTTTATCTGGGCGGAGCGATTTAATCCCTGGCACTGGCGCACCAAATTTGGTACAGCCTGGGTCAGGGAAAAAGCTCCCGGTCTCGTTCTACAGGACCGCGGCGGGAGCGGAGCCGGTAAGGGATTGGCTCAAGGGTTTGCCTGAGAATGAGCGGATTGCGATCGGGAGAGACATCAAGGCGGCAGAGTACGGGTGGCCAGTCGGGTTGCCGCTGTGCCGGCCTCTGGGCAATGGGCTATGGGAGGTGCGGACCGAGTTGCCGACGCGCATCGCGCGGGTGATCTTCAGCGTCTACGAGGGTCGCATGCTGCTGTTGCATGGCTTCATCAAGAAGCAGCAGAAAACCCCTCAATCGGACATCAACCTGGCGCGTGCGCGCAAACGCCGAATGGAAAAAGCAAAATGACCGCAAACACTGGAAAGACAAATCCTCATATCGGCAGCGATTTCGACGATTTCCTCGTCGAAGAGGGGATTGATGCAGTCGTGGTCGATCAGGCGTGGCGCAAGGTGATCGCCTACATGGTGGCAGACTGGATCCGGCTATCGGGCATCACGAAGGCCGAGATGGCCCGCCGCATGCACACCAGCCGCACCGCCGTAGACAGGCTTCTCGACCCCAACGGTGCCGGCATAACAATCGATACGCTCGACCGTGCGGCCCTCGCAGTCGGCAAGCGGCTGGTAATCGAATTCGAGGACCGGGAGGCGGAGCCGGAGACCGACCGCCAACTGGCGATGGCCTGATCCTACCGCCTCCGCCGCGTCAGCGGGTGCGTCCACGACCCGCTCGGGTGCTTCGACCAGCACGATGAGCTTTTGCACGGGCTGGAGCGGAAGCCGTAGATGCCGCCGCGATGACCGCGAGCGGCGCTGTCTGCCATGGGGCTGAGCGTGAGCAATATGGATAGAAGCGCCAGGATAACTGGGCGCCTGAAGTGGCCGCGCCGCTGCTTCATGGTTTGCATGGTTAGTCGCCCAATCCTATGATCCGGAAGCGCACAAACTGCTGATCGCCCTTGAGCGTGAAGCTGTAAGTCGCGGGATGCGACGTGTCGTTGTTGAGCACAACTGTCGCCTTGCATTCCACCAAAGAGGCTGATTGGGAAACTGTCTCAACTGCGTCGTATTCAATAACCGATATCCCGTAGATCTTCCCTAGGGGAGCGCGGGAGATCGTGTCGTCAACTTCTTCGCGCGCCCGAGGACTGTCACACTCGGGCAACCCCGACTGTCCAAGATCCCTTGCTTGGTGCATCAGCCCCGCGATTACCGCGAGCGTGGCTTCGCGCGAGGTCGGGAAAATGAAGATCAGAATGATCACGATGAGAACGAGGTAGCGCACCACTCCCTCCCCATCTACGCCGCAAACCAAAAAGTAGACACCGATGACCCGCACCTTCAAGAGCCTCGCCGAGTTCGGCGAGTTTCTCCAGCGCTGCGCCGGCCATATGCCGGAGGCCAAGCGGCGGATGCTCAAAGAGGGCGCCGAGATCGTCAAAAAGCGGGCGCAAAGCTTGTACGGCAATGGCGCTGGCGCGGGTTGGCCTGGGCTGGCGGCTTCGACCTTGGAAGACAAGGCGCGGCACGGCTGGCCTTCGCCCAGTCCTTTGCTGCGCAGCGGCGCGATCCGCGACAGCGTCGAGTCTGTGGTCGCTGGCGAGCGCGAATTTTCAGTTGGCAGCAATGATCTGATTGACCTGTTTCAGGAACTAGGCACGTCGCGCGGAATACCGCCGCGGCCGGTAATGGAGCCGGCGATGAAGCTCAGTCAAAAGCCGGTCGAGCAAGAAATGGCAAGAAAATTCGAGCACGTCTTTACGGGGGCCAAGTAAATGGGTGCTCGCTTTTTGGTTGAAGCCGATCTTGTTTTGAATGACCGCGCCACGCGGCGGCTCCGCGAAATCGGAGCAATGTTTGAGAAGATCGGCCGGCTTGAGAAGGAGTTCGGTAAGTCCTTTAGTACCCTCGGCGTCGGCCGAGCGGCCAAGGATATGGAACTGTTGTCGCGCACTGCCGCGATAGCAGCAAAATCGTCAAGGGAGCTTGGGGAGACGCTTCGGACAGTCCGGCTGAATTCCGGCGCAGCCAGCGGTGTCCAGACATTGGCTGGCGATTTGAAGGCGGCCAGGAGTGAAGCGTCGGCTTTGTCGAAATTGCTTTCGACGCTCCGCGCGCCGCCGCGTGGCACTGGGGGCAGCGTTCCGCCGAGCGGCAGGCCGCCCGCTATCGGTTCAGGGGGGCATGCTCCGCGCGGTGGACATGCCAGCATGTGGGAACTTGCCCGCCGCGGCTTCTACGCCGTGAATGACATCGAGATGATGGCCAGCATGGCCGGCACCGTCCTCGAACCGAGTGTTGAATACGGCCATCAACGATTTCTTGCGCGGCAGATGCTCGGCACGAGTCCGGGCGCCGCAGCCAACTTGGGCCTGATGAACCAAGCCGCCTATCGGGTGGCCCGGCAGGTCCCGAACATGTCGGCAGCCTCGGTCATGGCGCTGGAGCGCGAGCTCTATCCGATCATGATGAGCATGTCTCACGGCGGCGATCCGATGCCGGAGCTGATGCACTGGCTTCCGGAAGCGGCCAAGTGGAACGCTGTTCTGGCAAACAGCATGGGAGAGAACGCCGGCACGACCGGAGAGCGAGCCAGCCAGTTCTACAGCGCAATACGCGCCGGCGAGCAGCTCGGTTTTAATACGAGCCCGGAACGCCTCAACAGCTTCATCACGGGCGCAATGCGTGCCGTAATCGCGTCCGGCGGCAAGATGGGCGCGAATGCGTTCACACAGTTCGCGTCAACAGCCGGGTCCGCCGCTTACATGATGGACCCGGATTTTATCACCCACTATCTGCCCGAACTGTTTATGGCGATGGGCAGCGGCTCAAAAGTCGGCACTATGGCACAGACTTTCCAGCGCTCGACATTCGGCCGCGGGACAGTCGCATCCATGGAGTTTGCAACGAAGCTTGGCCTGCTTGACCCGCACAAATGGCGCTCAGAGCACGGCCACGTGAAAATTGAGGCTGGTGCTTGGAAAGACGAACTGCTCAAGATGAACGAGCCGCTGAAATGGGTCGTCAAAGATCTCCTGCCGGCCCTTTCTAACCTCGGCATAGATTGGGGGAAGGCCAAAGCCGGAGACATCAACGAGCGCGCGAAGGCGATGCGCGCGTTGAACATGGCTTTCAGCGATCGCAAGGCCGTACAGTTCGTCGAAGAACTCCTGGCGCAATATCCGAACATGGTTCGGACATCAGAAATGGTTAACCAGGTCGGCACCGACTATGACCGCTCCGATCCGAAACAGGCGCTTCAGGCATTCCGGCAACAACTCGACTCGCTCGCCTCAACGATTGGCTTAGTCACCGACAATCTGGGTGTTGTCAATCTGGCGACGGATGCGCTGAGCTGGATTGCAGAGAAGCGCGCTGCACATCCGAGCATTGCCCGCGCCACAGAGATCGGCGGGATCGGGGGCATAGGCTTGGCCGGCGGATGGGCAGCTTATCGCCTACTGACGGCAGGCCCTGCTCTTACTGGTGCCGCCGGAAGGCTCTCCTTGGCGGCGGGCCAGCTCTCGGCGGCCGCGGGCCGGTTAACGGGGAGCACTATAACCGGCGGCCCCGCCAAGGCCGCAGCCGGCGCCGGTGCTGGGGCAGCAGTCTCGAAAGCAAGTCGCGTCCTACGGCGTTTTGGAGCGTTCGGTGCCGCACTTGGCACAGCGGGCGCTGGATTCCTTGCATACGACTACTTGAATAGCATCGACTGGGAGAAGTTTAACAAGATAGAGCCACAATTGCGGAAAAAGGGCTGGTCTTCGCAGAAGATCGGCCAGGCCGAGATGTGGCAGACGATTTCAGACTACGTTCGGGCGCTTGTTGGCCTTGATCCTGAGCTAACTCCGGAACTGGCCGAAGCGCTTCCTGGATACAAAGCACCGCTAAATTTGGATGCTCACAACCGGACCATGCCGCCGTTCATCCGGCGCGCTGGCACGATGGCTGGAGAAATCCCCGGGTTTGTCCCCACACCTGCGGAGCGCAAGGCGCTGGGCCTCGATTTACACACGATGCCCGTGGCTCGGACGGCTGCTCACGAAGCCGAAGGCGCTTCGTACGCGCTCGGCACCGTCGGCGGGGTCCACGGCGGCATGGCCGGGGGCGAGGGACACAACCCCGCAGGCGCCGGTGCCGTGGCGGGCGCTCTAGCGGGAGCGGTGGCGGCCCTTCAGGCCGCGGCCGCAGCCATCCAGGCGACCGCGAGCCGGGCCGTGCAGCTGCAAGGCACCGCGACCCTGACCGGCAACGTCAACATCAACATGGGCCAACTTGGCTCGCAGATCGCGGCCTTGGCCGCCAAGGGTGTCGCACAAGCCTTGTCCGGCGGCGGCAAGGCTGCTGGCGGTGCCCGGCCTGACTACTCAGGCGGTTCGGTCAAACCCAGTCCGAACTAAAAAAGCTTTGAGCTTTTCCACGGCGGTGACTGCGGGTGGATAAGTCGATGTGCCAAGCTTTTCGATCCATCCCGCGATGTCTGCCTCCGATAAAATATTTTTGTCCAATAGTGACTTCATCAAAAACTCGACCACAAGCATCACGTGATCTGGCAATTTCTCAAGCGCACCTGCCATTATAGTCAACTGCTCTTTAGTAAAGGGAGTGCCCTCTTCCGGCGTCACGGGCTGTTGCTCCAAACTTTACGCGATAGGAGTAAGCGTAGTGGCCGCAATGGTGCCTGACAAGCTGGATTTCGCGCGGCCCGACACGTCCGGCGGTTCGGCGCGGCCGTCGCCGAACTGATTTCCCAAGAGGGTCCCCGATCATGAATACGATGGCGTGGGCGCTCGTCGCGGTGTGGCTGAGTTCGGGTCACGTCGAGGCCGATCTGATCCGCTACTACGCGCAGCAGCAGGACTGCGAGTACGCCGCAAAGACGCTGTCGATCGAGGTCCAGCCGATGCTTTGCTTGGGCACGACGATCGTCGATCGCGCGCGGCGGTAATTCTCCGCCATGGAGCTTTTTCCCGTCCAGATCGGGCAGTTCACGGCCCGCGGCGGCTCAGTCCCCGACAAGAACATCAACTTCGGCGGCGCGCAGCGGCTCGGCGTCCACCAATTGCCGGGCGGCGTGCGTATCGTCGACGTGATGGGGCCGAGCGACGACGACATCCACTGGAAGGGCACGCTCTATTCCGACGATGTCGGCGACGCCGTCGCGGCGGCGTTGGAAATCGACCAGATGCGGCAGACCGGCACCCCGGTCACGCTGTCGTGGGATGTGCTTTCCTATACGGTCGTCATCGCGCACTTCAAACCGGAGTTCGAATTCGTCTCGCGGGTGCCGTTCGAGATGGTCATCAAGGTCATCGACGATCCGCAGTCGCCTGCCGATCAGAACGGCACGGGCGACCTCGATACCCTGGTCGCCGGCGACATGACCAACACGCTGAACTCGGCGACACAGCTCAACATGACCGTGCCGAGCGCGATGCCGTCGCCGTTCTCCGCCTCCTTCGGCTCGGCGCAGCCGGCCAATCAGGCGATCACGTGGAACGGATAGGCCCAAAAAAAGGAGCCGCCAAAATGCAGAAGCTGGTGCTGATCGCGCTGGTCAGTGTCGCGGTCGATCACTACGAGCAGCATCGGGACCGCTGAGCGCATCGCGGAACGGCAGCAAGCCATGACGATCGATCTGACGCAGCTCGCCACCGATCTGACGACGCTGCGCCAGACGGTTCAGGCCAACGGCCCGTTCGTCGGCGAGAGCCAGGCCGGCATGGCGCCTGTCATCGCCGCGCTCGACAGCTGCATCGGCGATGTCGAGAGCGCGCTGGCGCAGGCCGAGACGCAGATGATCGGTGATACCGTCGCGGGGGTCGTCTCCGGCGTGGACGGTGCGGTCAACGCCGCCGCCTTCCTTGCCTATCAGTCCACCGCCGATCAGGCGCCCGACCTCATCGACATGCAGTCCTACCTCAACCGCATGGCGATCAACCTTGAGGCCGGGGCCGTGTGATGGCCGGGGTCGCCCTCGTCAACGGCGGCGTGCTCGCGCCGGCGCCGCAGAAGACGCTCCGCGTCATCGGCGGCAACCTGTTCCGCATCGCGCTCGACGAACTCGGCGACGCGACGCAATGGGATCGGATCGCGGTGCTGAACGGCCTGACCGACCCGTGGATTCAGGGGTCCGTGACTTTGCTGATCCCGTCGAAGCTCGACACGGGAGGCCAGCCTGTCGTCTAACGTCCAGTCGCAGGTCCGCCGACCGCTGGGGCGGGTCACCGCGAACGGCACGCCGCTGCGCTTCGAGTCGTTCCACGTTACCAAGACCTCGAACCACAAGAGCGACCATTTCACCGTCGAGTTGCCGCTGTTCGACGCCAAGGCGCCATTCGACTGGAAATGGTGGTCGGAACAGGCCGAGATAGAGATCGAAATCTCCATTTCGTTGGCCCAGAACGCCAGCAATGACGGCGGCGGCCAGTGGACCTCGCTGATCACCGGGCCGGTCGAGAAGCAAACCCTGACGCCGCTCGCCGGCGAGGGCGGGGGCGAGCACGAAGGCGGCCACGCCGGCCACGAGGCAAAGCTCGTCATCACCGGCCGCGACTATGCCGGGCAGCTGATCGACTCGCGGATGGACGAGGGTTTCGAGGGCAACCCCGTCTCGAACCAGCAGATCATCGGCAAAATCCAGCAGAACCATCCCGAGCTGAACATCTCGATCCAGGGGGCGGGCGACGATGGCGGCGACGCCGTGGGGGACCCGTACAACCAGGACCAGCATCGGCTGTTTCTGAACCGCTCGGAATGGGATGTGCTGACCGGGATCGCCGACCACGAGGCGCTCGACATCACGGTGCAGGGCAAAAACATCACCCTGGCCCCACCCGATGCCGCAGACGCCGGCAGCGACTTCAAGGTCTACTACTCGCCGCCGCGGATCAGCCAAGGCACTTCGGGTTCGTTCAGCCCGGCCTCGGCCAATGTTGAGTCGCTGACCCTGACGCGCGACCTGCAGGTCTCGAAAGGGATCGACAGCAAGGTTCAGAGCTTCCACGCCAAGACCGGCAAGTCGCACACCTCGCTGAGCAAATACCGCGGCCGGCACTCGAACAAGCCGCTGGCCTACCACCACAACATCCCCGGCATGACCAAGTCGCAGTCGGGGAAGCACGCGCGCAACAAGGCCGACCAGCTGTCGAAATTCGAGAAGGAAATTTCCTTCCACCTGCCGGGCGACCCGAGCCTGACGCCAAAGTTCACCGTCACCCTGTCCGGCACCGGGACGGCGTTCGACCAGCCCTACCACGTCAACGAGATCACCCATTCGTTCGACGTGCGGTCGGGCTACACGATGCACGTCACGGCACGCGACAAGGACAGCCAAGGCTCGGTCGGGTCGGCGGAGAGCAGCTAGATGTCGGCCTTCGATCATTTCTTCGAGGCGATCGTGCGCCGCGTCCAGGACCTCGTGCGCGACGAGGTCGAGCGGGTGATCCGCTTGCAGCCGACAGCCCGGCACTCGCTCGTCAACGCGTTCGACCCGAAGACCTGGTCGGCCAAGTACGCGATCCAGCCGGAGGGCGTCGTCACCGGGTGGTCGCCGATGCACGCGCCGTGGGTGGGCGACGGTTACGGCTTCTTTGCCCCGCCCGCCGTGGGGCCGGATCAGGGCGACCAGATTTTCCACGCCTTCCCGCAGTTCGGGGCCAACGAGGGCTTCGGCGTCACCCGCGCCTGGGATGCGCGCAAGAAAATCCCCGACGCCGTGAAGCAGCTACAGGCTGGAGAACTGATGCTGATCGATAAGCAGGGGTCGATGTATTCGATGACGAAGGACGGCTCGCTGACCCTGCAAGGGAAGGTCAAGATCGTCACGTCGGCGCCCGATTACACGCACACGGCTCAGAATACGTGGACGACGAACACGCCCAACGCGACCTTCAAGAACGGCGGCTCGACGCAGCCGGTCAAGCTCGCTGACGGGTCCAATTCCACCGTACTGTTTGCACAGTAAATCGGAGCTACCATGATGAGGTTGAGCATCAAGGCGAAGGCGCAAGATAGCATTCTGATCGGGCGAGATACTGAGATCAGGGATGAGAACGGTGATTTGATTCCCGGCCTTATTACCGGGTATCGCATTTCTTGCCCAACGGCCGACGATGTAATCACGGCAGAGATATACTATAGCCTAGCGGGTAGGCTCGATTTTGAGGACGTGCCCGCGATCTTCTGGCCGGCGGACGAAGCGGCTCTGAACGCGGCGGCTGAGCGACTTGGATTCAGGGTCATCCCGGAATAATGGCCGACATCTCGATCGGCCAGTACGGCTGGGCCGCCGATCTGGTGCAGACGCCCTCGGGCGATCTTCAGACGGTTGACGGCTCCGCGCTCGGCACGCAGCGGGTGATCCGCCGTCTCTTGACCCCGAAGCGTGCCTTGCTGGCGCATCCCGAGTACGGCGCGGGGCTGCCGGAGAAGATCGGTTCGACCCGGAACGTGCGCACGATCACCGGCATCGTCCGGGCGCAGATGTACCAGGAGGCGGCGGTGGCGCACTCGCCGCAGCCGGCGGTCGAAATCCAGGAAATCCCCGCCGGGTCGGGCGAGCAGATCGTCAACATCAAGTACCAGGACGCCGAGTCGGGCGCCCCGATGCTGCTCACGTTCAATCCGGCGGTCGGCAACAGCAACGGCGGGTAGATCATGGCGATTGCCCTGCCGACGATCGTTACCCGCTCGTTCCAGCAGTTCGTCCAATCGTTCGCCGCCGCCGCGCAAGCGGCTTCAAAGACGGCGCTCGACTTCTCGGTCGGCTCTGTGGGCTTGGCGATCGGCGAGGCCTCGTCCTTCATGGCGCTGTGGTTTCAGCGCATGGGGCTGCGGCTCTTGGCATTGACGCGGGCCCAGACCTCCACCGGCGCCGACCTCGACAGCTGGATGGCGCAGTGGCCGTTGCCGATCGGCCAGAGCGCCTTCACCCGCCTGCCGGCGACCTACGCCACCGGGACCGTCACCTTCACGCGGGGCGACACATCGTTGCAAGGTGTCGTCACGATCGGCCCGGCGGGCACGGCGCAATTGCAAAGCGCCGACGGCACGCAGGGCTTCACCGTCACCCTCGACACGGCGAACGCCTACTACAACCCGGCGACCGGCAGCTATGTCTGCCCGGCCGGCACCGCGAGCATCATCGTCCCGGCGGTCGCGGTCAATGCGGGCACGGTCGGCAACGTCGCCGCCAACACGATCACCTCCATCGTCGACGGCACGATCAGCAATTTCGACTCGGTCACGAATGTCGCCGCCTTTACCGGCGGCATGGCGGCCGAGAACGACGACGCCTTCCGCCAGCGCTTCCAGCTCGCGATCGCGGCATTGCCCTCCGCCGACGAAACCGCAATCGAAAGCGCCATCGCCAACGTCCAGCAGGGGCTGTTCTACCTGCTCGTCGAGAACAAGGACTACCCCGGCCTCGGCACCGACTACGGCTCGTTCTTCGTCGTCATCGACGACGGCTCACACAACCCGCCGTCGAGCCTCCTGACCGCCGTCTACAACGCCATCTACGCTGTTCGGGCGTTCACGGTGCGGCCGCAGGGCGTCTACGGCCCCACGACCGTGACGGTGAGCCTATCCGGGACGATCACTTCGGCGCCTGGCCTCAACCACGGCACGGTGGTGCAGGCGGTCGACGCTGCCTGGGCAAACTGGCTCAACACGATGTGGCAGAGCTGGGTCGCCTACCTCCAGACCCTGCCGGCCGGCACCGCGCCGACGCCGATCACGGTGTCCGTCGCCGCGGCGGTCGATGTCGCGCTGTCGGTTCCGGGCGTCATCAACGTCAGCGTCCCCTCGGTGCTGATCAACGGCTCCAATGCCGATCTGGCGCTGACCCTGATCCAGGTGCCCGTGCCGGGCACGGTCGCCGCCGCCTGAGGCTCGGGAGAAAGAGGCCATGGATGTGCGCCACGATGCGCTCCTCGCCGAGCTGGAGGCGCGCGGCTGGCTCGCCGGAGCCTTCCACCAGACGCATTATCCGAACGGCGCCATCGTGCTGTCGTTCGGCGGCGGTGAGGACGGCGGCGAGACGGCGACGATCGCGGTCTTCGCGATCCCCGACCGCCACGCCTTCAGCAACATCCGCGGCCGGATCACGCGCAATGCGGTGAAAGGCGAGGGCTATGGCCTCGCGTTTGCCGCCGGTGGCCGGCGGCTCGACCGCAAGGCCGCGACCGCATCCGAAGCGGTCGATGTGATGGAGGAATGGCGCGCCAACCTGAGCGAGGCGCAGCGCGAGACCTTCGGAGCCTGAATCCATGACCGCTCCGGTCACCCCGTTGCCGCCGGCGACGGTCACGCCATCGATGCTGCGGCGGGTGCGGGATCTGCTGCCGCGCGGCTGGTTCCCGGAGCCGGGCGACGAACTCGGCGCGACGGACACGCCCGAGCCGGTCCTGGAGGCCTATCTCGCCGGCTGGGCCAACGGCATCGCCGGCTGGATCTGGTGGTTTCTGCAATACGTCACGGCGCAGCTCTACATCACCACCGCGACCGGCGGCTGGCTCGACATCGCCTCGACGGATTACCTCGGGCCGAGCCTGCCCCGCCTTCCCGGTGAACTCGACGATCCGTTCCGGCTGCGCATCCAGCAGAACCTGTTTCCGCCAGCCAATACGAGGAGCGCCATCCAGGCCGCGGTCGCTACCCTGACGGGCGCGCCGGTGCGCATGATCGAGCCGTGGGACCCGCGCGATAACGCCTGCTACGGCTATGCCTTCTACGGCGTCGATGCGACGGCGCGGCCGGGCAATTACTCGAACGGCAACGCCCGCTACCAGGGCTTCGTCGAGTGCTCGCTGCCGGCCGTCAAGAGCCTCGGGGCGCAGCCGCAGTGGTCGTTTTACGACGGTGGTTTCTACGGCAACAACTCGGGCTTTGCCGGCTGGTATTGGGACGGCCCCACCGCCGGCGGCTCTGGGGCGCAGCTCGTCTACGGCCTCGTGAACCGGCTCAAGTCCGAAGGCACGACGGTCTGGGTCAGGTTCCTCAACCCGGTCAACGTCACCGAGCAGCTTGCCTACGATTTCCTGATCGACGGCAGCCTCCGACCGCTCGACGACAGCGGCGGCCGGCCGCTGACGCCGTAACCCGTCTCTTTGTGCCCGGCTAGCTCCGGGCCTTCCGCACATCGTCTGAACCAAACCGCACGCCAAACGGCGCGCGGCAAGGCAGGAGCACGCGCGTGGGCATCTACGGGCGACCGATCATCTACGACCAGTCGATGGTCAGGGACTACGACCATCTCTGGGCCTGGCGCGGCAACGAGTACGCCCGCTCTCAGAGCCTCGCGGACCTCCTGGGCAGCACCGGCACCGTCGTCACCGGCCTCGGCGCGACGCCGACCGCTCCCGCCAGCCTGACGATCAATCTTGCGGCCGGCGACATCTACCAGCTGGCGCAGCTCGATACGACCGCTTACGGCTCGCTGAACCCGGATACGACGCAGACGATGATGCAGGGCTTCGCGGTCGCGCAGACCGTGCTGCTCTCGACCTCCGGCCTCGGTGCCGGCCAGTCTCGCTATGCCCTGATCACCGCCTCGTTCAGCCAGGCAGATTCAATCCCGTCCGACGATCCGACCGGTGGCCTCCTCTATTACCTCAACACCGTCAACCCGACCGGCGCGCCGTACAGCGGTCCGAACAACAACAACACCTTGCAGAACACCCGCCGGCAGGGTGTGTGCACGATCGGCGTCACCTACGGCACGGTCGCGACCACGGGTTCGGAAGTGCCACCGAACGCGCCGGGCGGTGCGGTCGGGCTTTACCTGATCGACCTGACCTTCGGCCAGACGCAGGTCAACGCCAACCAGATACTCGTCGCCGGTCCGTCGCAGGGCAGCAACACCCCGAGCAATTACCCGCAGGCGCCCTTCCTCGCCGGCCTGACGCAGAAGCCGACGGTCGGGACCTACGCCGGCAATCCGAACGGCAACCTCGCCGGCACCGTCGTCGGCACGGTCGGGCCGAGCTACGCCCCGAACTTCTGCTGGGACACGACAGATGGCCTGATGTGGGTGTGCAGCCAGACCGGCAATGCACTGACCGCGAAATGGGTCGGCGGCGGCAACCGCACCCGCCTCACCGCCAATACGACGATTTACGTCAACGCCTCGACCGGCAACGACTCGACTGCAGACGGTACCTCGGCAAAGCCGTTCCGCACGCTTCAGGCCGCGCGCAACTACGCGTTCTCGCATTTCGATGGCGGCGGCGTCTACAGCCTCACTTTCCAGTGCACCGGCGCTTTCACTGCCGGCCTCCTGGCGTCGGGCACGATTTCCGGCCTGCCTTCGGTCGGCGAAATCTGGAACTTCACGTCGAGTTCCTCAATTGCCCTGAGCGCCGTCTCCACCTACTGCATCAGCGCTGTCAACGCGGCGATCCAGATCACGGGGACGGTGCAGCTCAGCTCGACCGGCGGCGGTTCGGCATCCTGCGTCCAGATCGGGGCCGGCGGCTTCATCCTGCTCAATTCGACCGGCATCGCCTTTGGGGCCGCGGTCAACCAGATCTATCTGACGCAGGGCGGCACCGTCGAACTGGCCACCGGTTACACGATCAACGGCAATGCAGGACAGCACGTCAACGGCGGCAACGGCAGCTTCTACGCGCCGGAGGCCACCGTGTGCACGATCACGCTGACCGGCACGCCCGCCTTCACAACCTTCATATCGCTGAACTACCAGTCCTTCGTGCAGCTGAGCGCCGCGTACGTGACCTTCTCCGGCGGCGCGACCGGGCAGCGCTACAACGCGGCGGTGCAGTCGTACATCAAGACCGACGGCGGCGGCGCGAGCTTCCTGCCGGGCTCGACGGCGGGCGCGGTCGACGCCACCAGCGTCTACAACTAGAGGAGAGCGAGAGATGGCCTATACACCGCTCTCCTGGTACTGGCTGGTCGGCAACAAGAGCGACCTCGTCTTTTCCAGCGCCGGCCCCGGTTATGTCGCACTCACCGATGCGGGGTATGAGGCCTGGCTCGCCGCGGGAAACCTCCCGAGCCGCATCGCCACCGACGGCGAACTCGCGGACGTGCTGGCGAAGGCTGGCGCGACCGCCGCAGCGATCCAGGCAGCGGGCTGGACGGGTTGGGGCGAGGTCTCGATCGCCGACCAATACGCCGTTCTGAAGGCGGCCGGGTGCCGCATCTCCTCGACCGCGACGCCAAGCCTTGATGCTGCCTACGCGATCGATGACGCCAGCATCGGCAAGATCACCGCGATCGCGGCGGGTATCGGCAACGGCAAGGGCCTGCCCGGCGGCGGCTCGACCTTCAACCTTTACGACGCCTCCGGAGCCGCGCACGCGATCGGCAACGCCGACTTCCTTAATCTGGCGGCGGCGCTCGAAACCTACGTCTACGACCTGATCCAGGCGCAAGCCTCGATGCTTGGCGGCCACGGCGGGACCTGGCCGACGCAGCCCGTCACGATCCCCTAAAGCCGGAGAACAGACCAGATGCTCACGCCGCACTTCGCGGCGCCGAGAGGGCTGCGCCGGCTTCTCGCGCCCATCCTCTCGGCGCTACTCGCCTCCCTGCCGGTCGCGGCGCAGACCCCGGTGCCGTTCCAGACCTCCTACGACGGGCTGGTGCCGATCCTCGCGACGGCGCAACTGCAATCGGGAACCGCAGGATCGGTTTCGCTTGGGCAGATACTTTACGTCGTCGCCTCGGGTTCTCCCGGCGCCACGGCGATTTCCGCCCCCGCGTGCAATTCGACCAATGACGGGCACTATTTCGCGGTTGCCGATGAGGCGCTGAACGCCGGGGCGTACAACGACACGGTCACCCCCTCCGGCGGGACCATCGACGGGGGCGCGAGCGAAGCCCTCAATTTCAACGGGCAGGCCATCGTCTGGCGCTGCCATGGGGCGACGGCGAACTGGGTGGCATTCACCCGCGCTTTTGTGCAGGGCAGCAGCCTCGCGACCTATACCGGCTCGTTCACGATCGGCCATCTGCCGACCGCCTCGTCCACATCTGGGCAGTTCCAGGACAGCGGCCTCGCGCCGCTCACCTCACTGCCGGGGTTTTCGCTCTACGGCAACCCCAATTCCTCCTCCGCCGCTCCGACCAGCGTGCCGCTGGCGGCCACGGGATTCACCGCGAACGCCGGGACGCTCTATCCGGCGACGCCGATCCGGGGCTTCGTCAACAAGCTACGCAATTCGAGCCTGTCACAGTGGTACGGCGGCACCACTCCAACGGTCACGACTTCGGGCGGCTGGGGGCCCGAGGGCGTCTACATCGTCCCGACCGGCGGATCGGTCAGCGCGCAGCAGGGGACCGCCACCACTTACTTCTCGCCGCCGCAGGCTTATTGGGCGATGGCCCTGGTGCCGGCGTCGAGCGTCACCGACATCGTGTTGCGCTTCCCGATCTACAGCCAGACGGCGGCGCAACTGGCGGGCCAGAACGTCACCTGCCAGTTCTTGCTCTACAACTCGCTTTCGACGGCGGTTACGCCGAAGTTGACGGTCAAGCGGGCGACCGCCGGACAGGACAGCTTCGGCAGCAACGCAACAGATGTCAGCGCCGTCAGCCTGCAAACCGTCCCGGCTACGCAGGTGGCGACCGTCGCCTATACCTTCGCCGCCAACAACGCCAGCGGCCTTGGCCTGTCGATCGATCTCGACCTCAACACCGCGATCACGAGCCCGAATTTCATCGCGCTTGGCGGCATGGACTGTCGTGCAACCCCCAACGTGGCGACCGGGCTCAACGCCAATCCGCCACCGATGGAAGTCGCTCCGCCGGCCTTTGATGCGGCGTGGAACCAGGCTTTCTTTGAGACGAGCTACGACAACGGCGTCGCGCCGGCGACGGTGACCACAAACGGCGTCGCCGAATTATATTCGTCTGCTTCGGCGGGAATGGGAGTGCCGATCTACTTCAAATCCCGCAAGGTGTGCGACCCGACGTTGACGATCTGGAGTCCTACGACCGGCGCGTCCGGCAAAGTGCGCGACTTCCAGAACAATACCGATGTCAATTTCAACACCGGCTTGATCGGACAGACGGCGGCGCACATCAACTCCACCGCGTCGGCCGGGACGGTCTCATTCTTCGGCTACCACTGGGCCGCCGACTGCCGCAACAGCGGCGCCTAAACCGAACCGGGAGAAACCCTGGCATGAACAGACCGCTTCGGGCGGCGCTGCAATGCGTTGTGCTGGCGTTCGGCCTTTTGTGGCTCGCTGCCCCGCTCGGCCATGCGCAGTCGATCGCACCGTGCCCGCAGACCGGCACGGTCAATCCCGGCGACGTGCTCGTCGCCGGGCCGCAGACCACCCTCGCGGACAGCTGCGTCGCGCCGGCTCCGAACATCTGCCAGACCATCTTCGGTCATTCCGACCCGATGCAGCCTCCGCTCGGCCCCGACACCAGCCCGGCCTATTTCGGCCTCGCCGGCTACAGCGGCGGCTCGGGCGCCGTCGCGGTGACGTTGCCCGAGGGGATCGGCTGGCTCTACGACCTCACGGTGTGGGTCGCCACGGCGCCTCCGGCCGGGTCGAGCGATACGGTCTACCTTAACTACGAGACGCAGAATACCGCCGTCGGCGGCGTGGTGACGCCGGGTCAGAACCTGCTCGTCGATGCCGATCCGAGCCACGCCGTCGAGGTCAACGGCGGCAGCTTCTGGGTGCTCTACAAGGCCGTCGGCGGGGCGGCGGGGTCGCGCTACGGCATCTCCTGGTCGGTCAAATACTGCGCGGGGCATCCGTGATGCGCCGGGTCATCGTCATGACGCTCGCCGCGGCGGCGTTGGCCGCCGTCGCCGAACGCGCCATCGCTGCGGAGCCGACGCCGCCCCGCGTCGAAATCTGGGTTCACTGCGGCGGGCAAGCCCCGACCCGGCTCGGCCCCGGCCAGACCGTCCCGGCCGGCTGCCAGATCATCCGCCATCACCTCGGCAAGGAGCGCAGCGATGCAGAGAACGCGCCCTCTGGGCCGTAAGGCTTGGCGGCGGATCGCCGCCGCGCTCGGATTTCTCGCCTGCCTCGTCGGACCGATCGAGGTCGCGGGCGCCTGCACGCTCCCGGCGGATACGACGAACCGGCTCGGGCGCATGCAGGTCTTCGATTACGCGATGAGCGATGCCTCGGCCCTGATCAACCGCGACATGACATGGGCGTCGGATAACGGCCTTGGGCCGCCGAGTCCAACCCTGCCGCAAGGAGTGTGGTCCTCGGCCTATACGACGTTCGCGGTCGATTACCACCCCGGCAATTCGCTGTCGTGGTGGCAGGCCAACCATCCCGGCTGCATCGTCTACCAGAGCGACCACAAGACGATCGCCTACATGTTCGGCGGCCCGCCCGACGCGCCGTCGGTGCCGTTCGCGTTCTGGAAATCGGAGTGCCAGCAGGTCGAGCTCGCCTATATCCTGAGCGAGGTCCGCTACGGCTACAACTCGATCTCGCTCGATAATCTCGATGCGGTCAATACCTGGGGCTACTATGGCACCTGCTCGGTGGCGCTCTCTGCCGGCACGACCTGCGAGGGCGGCGGTGGCACCTTCACGCAGCGATTCACCGGCGGGGCCGGCGATCCGCAGTACGTCGCCGATGTCGCTTCTTGGGTGCAGACGGTGCGGGTGGCCATCGAAGGGGTCAATCCCAATACCTGCCTGATGGGCAATTTGGGCTTTTCGGCGCAGCACGCCAGCGATGTCGTGACCATCGCGAAGCAGCTCGATGTCTGGTTCAACGAAGACGGCTGGTGGTTCGCCTGCGGCCCCTGGGATACGCAGGACAATTACTGGCAGATCCTGTTCGCGGTGCTCGCGACCCTCAGCATTCCCGGCTATGTCGATAACAACTACATGACCGACATCGCCGGCGGCGGCGGCGGCAACTGCCACTCGGCGCCGTCGCAACCGGGCGCGGAAGCGCTGGAATTCGTCATCGCCAGCGACATGCTGATCAAGGGCAACCATACCTATCTCGCGCTGTCGGCCTACCACGTCGCGCAGTACGAGGACTATGGCCTCTCGCCGTGGTGGTATCTGAACCACGGCCCGGCGCAGGGACCCTATTCCGTCAGCGGCGGCATCTACAGCCGCCAGTTCGCCAACGCCCTGGTCCTGGTCAACCCTCCGGGCGGCGCGGTTGCCACCTACAATCTCGGCTCGACCGTCTACTGGCGGATGAACGGGTTGCGAATGACCGGCACGATCACGATGCAGCCGGGGACTGGGCTGGTGCTGATGACCTCGCCGCCGGCCGCCAACGGCTCGGTCGCGGTGCACTGAGACGGGAGCGCGCGACGATGAAACGGCTTGCCCCGCTCGTGGCGCTCGTGCTGCTGGGGTCTCCCGCGGCTGCGCAGGCTCCCGCAACACCGCAGGCGCCGCTGCCGCCGGGGCCGTGCGAAGCCCATCCGGGGGCCGGCGCATACCAGGCGACCGCGCAAGGCGCCGTCGTGTTTCTCGCGACCGGAGCAGTCATCCCGAACGCACCCGACAACCCGATGTGGCGCTGCTACCAGGAGTGGCTTGCGGCGGGCAACCAACCCGTGCCCGCACCGGCCGCGCCGGTGACGAAGATCGTCTCGCGCTCGGTCTTTCTGTCGCTGTTCACGACAGCGGAGCTGGTGGCGATCTCAGGTGCCGCCCGAACCAACGATGCCGTCAATGTTTGGCTGATCACCGCCGAGGCGGCCGACAGCATCGACCTTGCTGCGGCGAAGACTAAGGCCGGACTCGACGCGCTCGTCGCGGCCGCGCTGCTGACCGGCGCGCGCGAAGCCGCGATCCTGGCGGGGCAGCCGCCCGCGTAGCAAACGCCGTCGCCCGCCGACGATTTCCCAAGGAGACGCCTCGATGACCAAGCTGCTGAAGGTGGCGCCGCTGGCGCTCGCCCTGATGGCCGCCGCCTGCACACTCTCGCAGACCGGGAAGAACGACGTTCTGTCGTACGAGCAGATCGCCCAGCAATTGGCGCAATCCCCATCCGGCCAGGGCGTCCTGGCCTGGCTGAACGGCCTCGCCCCGAAGGCCCAGGCGGCGATCCAGAAGGTAAACGCCAAGCTCGGGATCGGGGTCGACGACGTGAAGGCGATGTGCGGCTTCGACAACACCGTGCACAGCCTCGTGCAGCTTGCCTTGGTGCTGGCGCCGCAACTGCCGAGCGCGGTCATGACGGCGGACAACATCGGCTATGTCGCGATCCAGGATACCTGCGCCCTCGCGACCGCGGGGACGCTGCCGAGCGCGACGCAGATACAGACGCTCGTCACCTACGCCAACGACCTCTCCGGGCTGACCAAGCCGGCGCAGGCCGTCGCGGCGCAGCAGGCGGCGGCACGGAAGGCGGCCGGGCAATGACCGATATCGCGATCGTCAACCGCAGCACGGTAGCGACCGACGCGCTGCTGTCGGCGATGCTGCCGGCACTGCAAATCCAGGTGACGCGCGACCTCGCCCCGTGGTGGGGCGTCACCGCGACGCTGCATTTCGTCGGCGCCGGCGCGCAGCCCGAACCGACGCACTGGCCGATCTGGGTCATGGATCGCTCCGATCAGGCGGGCGATCTCGGCTATCACGATACCGCCGGCGGACCGCTGCCCGAAGCCAGGGTCTTCGCGGCCGATGACGCCAAGTACGGCGCCATGCTCAGCGTCACCCTCAGCCACGAGCTGTGCGAGATGCTGGTGGACCCGACGACCGAGCGCATGGTTCAGCTCGGCCCGGTCGGTTACGCGGTCGAGATCGCCGATCCGGTCGAGGCAGACAGCGACGGCTACGCGATCGGCGGCGTGCAGGTCAGCAACTTCGTGACGCCACGCTACTTCGGCCTGCCCAACCCCAGCGGCGACGCGCGCTTCGACCATCGCGGGCTGCTGACGGCGGGATGCCCCAGCCTGCGCCCCGGCGGCTACAGCCTGTTCTTCGAGAACGGCGTGTGGAAGTCGACGATGGCCCGGCTCGCGGATGGCTCGCTGAGCGGGCGCGCGATCCGCTCCATCGGCCGCAGCTACCGCCGCGCCGGCCGGATCACCGGGTCGCCAGCTTTGGTGGCGTCATGCGCTGTCGTGTCCTGACGCGCCGGACCTTCCTGCGAGCGGCAAAATGACCCGCACCCCGGCCGCGGCGACGGTGGCAGATGTGCCGCCGCCGAGTCTGCACGGCTTCAGCTTGGACCACCTGGCGCCGTTCTGCGCCGAGAAATCGTTTCCGCGCGACGCCAATCCCGAGTTCCGCACCTTCTACGTCGGCTGCGACGACGTGCACGGCATCCTCGCGCACCTGCTGTCGCGGGCCCGCCAGTCGCTGGTCATGAACATGTTCGGCTACGCGGACGAGGCTCTCAACGACCTCGTCATGCGGCTCGTCATGGACCCGTCCGTGCTGGTCATGGTGACGCTGGACAAAAGCCAGGCGGGCGGGGTCCACGAACGGCAGCTCCTCGAAGCCGACCGCAAGCAGGCGCTCGCCGAGTTCGACACGCATTTTGCGATCGGCCAGAGCGCGACGCACCAGATCAGCCACACCAAGGGCGGCGTTATCGACGGCGTCGTCGGATGGGAAGGCTCGACGAACTGGTCGGCCTCCGGCGAGGGCACTTTCGTGCTCGACGGCCGCCCCGGCGGCCCTCGGTACCGGGCGCAGAACAACACCCTGACGGTTTACACCAACCCCTATGAATTGCGCCGCGCGACGATCCGGCTGACGCGCGAGCATCTCGTTGCCAAGGGGCAGCACCAGAAACCTGCGCCGCGGCGGCGGCAGAGCGCGCCCTTGGCAAGATAGCCTTGAGGTAAGAACACGATGACGAACGCGACCCAGTCGCGGGGATCGCCCGCGGTGCATCAGCAGATCGGCGCCCTGCGCGGCCACGTCGAGGGCATCGTCGCATCGCTTTCACGCCTGCGAGAAGATTTCCGTGAGGACCTGAAGGCGAGCGAGCAACGCCTCCTCGAGCGCATGACCGAACGCAACGAGGTCCAGAAGGAGACGCTGAGCCATGCCCAGGCCGGCGTCGACGGCCGTTTGTCGCGCCTCGAAACCAAGGTCGAGGGCGTCGATACCAAAATCGGCGAGATGAAGGATGAGCTGGCGGCAATGCGCGGCCGCGACAGCGGCGTCGAGAAGGCCGCGATGCGCTGGGAGCGCTGGGTGCATTGGACGGTGTCGCTGCTCACTGGCGGTGGGGTCCTGGCGCAGATGTTCCACAACCGCTAGGTGGCGCCATGGCCGATATGAAGGCGGCGCTGATCGCGGCGATGACCAAGGCCGGCATCACCGATCCCGATGAGCGCGCGATGATCGCGGCGATTGCCGGCGGCGAGAGCGGGTTCGCGCCGCAGACCGAGATGAGCTACGCGCACACGCCGAACGTCCGCATCCGGCAGATTTTCGGCACCCGGGTGCCGGCCGACGACGCGGCGCTCAATGCGCTGAAAGCCGACGACCGCGAGTTCTTCGATGCCGTCTATGGGGGCCGCTACGGCAACCGACCGGGCACCGATGACGGCTACACCTACCGCGGCCGGGGGCCGTTCCAACTGACCTTCCGCGGCAATTACGACGCGATCGGCAAGGCCATCGGCCAGGACCTCGTCGGCAATCCCGATCTCGTCAACGATCCTGTCATCGGCGCCGAGACGGCCGTCGCCTACATCAAGGCGCGCTACCACGGCGGCGGGTTCAACATGATGCTCGCCTGCGTCGGCTGGAACACGCCGGACATGCGGCGGCGCAAGACGCAGCTTTATCAGCAGTTCAAAGCCTCGGGCGAGTTCGCCTGAAAATGACCCGCCATCTCGCCGCTGCGCTCGCGATGGTGGTGGCGGCGGCAGAGCCGGCCTGCCCAGATGCAGATCATCGGCGGCGACTGCCCCTGCGTCGTCGATGCCGGCAGACTGACCGCCACCGCGACCGCGGCGGGGGTGGCTTAGCTGTCAGAGTGCATGTGGTAAACCAGTGGCCTGAGCCGGGGCGGCCTCTTTGGGTTCCCGCCGCGATTTGGCGATCATTGCGCAAAATACCTTCTTTGCTATGAAGTCATCGGCGTAGTCGAAAAACTCATCGAGCACGCGGACGCCGGCCTCAATCATCTCCGGCGTAACCTCTATCTCGGTGGTTGAAGTTGTCTCGCTCTCTCGTTCCATACTCGCCATCCTTTCGGCTCGATCCGCTCGACATGTTCGCGCGGGACAAGACAAAGCGCAAATAGGTGCGGCAGGCGTCACCCGACATCGGCGCCGACGCCAAACTAACCTGAACACCGCTCCGGGGCGGCCTTGGCACTCCCGCGACTGGAGGCTCGACATGATCCGCCTCCAGTTCTCGACGCAGCGCGGCCTCAGTTCGGCGCTGATCCGCTGGTTTGGCCACCTCGGGCCCTTCACCCATGTCGATGCGATAATGCGCGACACCGGCCCGCGGCAAGGCTGGCTCCTTGGGGCACGCTGGCGAGGCCCCTACGGTCGGGGAGTGCAGATACGGCCGCCCGACTATGCCGTGTTCAGCCGTCGTCTCGTCGTCGATATCCCGGTGCCGTGGCCGCGGGAACAGTGGTTCTACCGCTATCTGCGCGATCAGCTCGGCAAGCCTTACGATATCTCCGCCATCCTGGGCTTTGCCTCCGGCCGCGACTGGCGCGCCGACGACAGTTGGTTCTGCTCGGAGTTGATCGCTGCCGCACTCGAGGCCGCAGGCGTCTTCGCGCGGCCCCTCTGCTGCCAGGTCAACAAGATCGACCCTGACGATCTGCTGCTCGCGCTGAGCATGCTGGTGCCGATCGCCGCCTGAACTCCTCCCTCCCTAACCCGAAAGGACGCCGCCATGGACGCCGCTTCCGCGTGGCTCGCCGCGCATTGGTATCTGCCGTTTGCCCTCCTGCTGGTGCGGTGCGCCGCCGAGGCCTACGTCAACCTGACCGGCACGCCCGATCCGGCCACGACATGGGGCAAGGTCTATGCCTGGATCGAAAAAGCCGGCGGCATCTGGTCGGCGCTCGCCAAGGATAAGGGCATCCCGTCGCCGCTGTCCGAAGACAGGATCAAGGCGGCGCACGCGATCGCCGACAATCTGGTCACGGTGGCGAAGGACATTGCCGCCGAGGCCAAGGCCGTCATGCAGGCACCGAAAGTGCTGCAGCCGGTCAAGATCGCCGAGGCCGGGGTTTCGCTGATCCCCGATGCGCAGCGCGTTGCGATGATCATCGAGACGCTCAAGGCGATGGGAATGATCGTGCCGCGTGATGCGACCGCTGCCGCACCTGCAGTACCTGCGGTGCCGCCCGCGCCCGCCGCAGAACCGGCACCTGCGGTAGGGACCGTCGCCTAGCGCCGGCATTACTCAAATGCGCGCGGCGCGGACCAGATGCCCGAACCCGGCGTGCCGGGATGGGCTGGTGCCGCGCGCGGCCGATCCGCAACGCCCGGCCTTCGACCGCTTTCCGCAACTCTGCCCGGATTGCGGCGGCGCGGGAACGGTCGAATATTCTGCGGCTGACCGGAAGAAGGATGCCGACGCCGCGGTTGCGCGATGCCCTTGCGGCCTCGTGCCTGAGCGGTGCGACGGTTCGTGCTGCTGCTATGACTGAGCGGGGGTTCGGCGCCGCATAGCTGACGCGCCTGCGCGCGTCAGAGTACGACACTATGAAGACCCGGCGGCTCCCCTCGTGGGCGCCGCCGGGTCTTTTTTGCGTTTCCGGCCAGGTCTTCAGCCGGCTTGCGCCGCGAGCGGCTGCGCCTCCGTGACGGCACCGGTGCTGCCGCCCGTGCCGGTGGCGCGCTGCCTGCCGGTCTGCGCGGCCCGACCCCGGCGGCGCTGCGCCCGGTCGATGTCCGCCACCTTGGCCTCCGGCACGAACAACTTGCCGTCGCGCTCGACGATCTTGCCGCTCTTGACGGCGCGCGAGATGACGCTCGCCACCAGGTTCGGCCGGTCGGTGAAGCGGCTCGTCAGCGTTGCCGGCGTGATGCCGTTGGACGGGATCGCGGCGAGGATGCGGCTGCCCAGCGGTTGCTGCGCGGTCGACGACGACGATGCGCCGGCGCTCGTGCGCCGGTTGCGCCCGGTCGCGATGGTCTTGCGCGGGCGCCCGCGGCCGGTACGCGCCGCCGGCGGTGTCGCCGCCGCGGGCTGTTGCCGGGTGCCGAGCGAATAGCCCCAACCGGCAGCGGAGTACGCGGTCAACGCATGCTGCATTCCGGCGCGCGCCTCGGCTGCGGCGGCATTGGGCGTCGGCAACGCGTAGATCATGCGCCCGAGTTCGGCGATCTGCTGCGGCAGGCCACGGTCGATGGTCGATGCAGTGTCCATGATTTCCCTCTCCCTCACGTGCAGCGGCAGTGCACTGCGACGGCAATAGCGCAAATTGCGATATTTTGATACACCGTCTTTACGAATATGGTGATCGCAACACTGCTGCAACCGGCTCCCGACCAGCTCATGAACGCACTCCGCCCCGACAGGCGCAGATCTTCGCCACCTTGCCTTACCAAAGAACGGCAGCCGAGACTGGTGCTAAGCCGTCCCGTTGCCGCAATGATTGCGGCATACGCACTTGCGGCAAATGCCACCGCCGATCCGCCGACAGCGATGCTGACCCCCGATCCGGTTCTGACCCCCGGCGTCGTCGCCTCGACAGACGCCGATGCGATCTGCGGCCACGCTGGCGGCGGGTCCTACTCGCGTGCTCATCGCTTCACCACGCCGGAGATGAAGGCACAGGTCTTTGCCGAGTACGGCATGGCCGTCCCGGTTGGGCCCGAGCGGCGCCGGTGGGAAATTGACCATCGTGTGCCTCTGGCGTTGGGCGGCGCCGACGATCTCCGCAACCTATGGCCGCAATACCGGGGCGGCCTATGGGGCTATCCGGCGAAAGATCGGTTTGAAGCCTACGCGGCGCGCGAGGTGTGCGACGGCCGCGTGCCGCTGGCGACGGCGCAGGGATGGTTCCTCGCACCGGACTGGCGCGTCGGATACTGCGCCGTCTTTCGCGATGAGAATTGTCCGGCGCGGTAAAAGCCATCCGGGCCGAAGTAGACCGATCCTAAGCAACCGCAGTGCTAGGGGAGCGGGGTTATGACGACGCAACCCTTCTCCGACGCCGACCTCCTGGCGTGCCTTCCCAAGCTGCGGCGCTATGCCTACAGCCTCACCCGCAATCCGGCCGACGCCGAGGATCTGGTGCAGCAGACGATCATGCGCGCCCTCACGAAGCGGCATCTGTTCGAGCCGGGCACCAACCTGACGGGTTGGCTCATGACGCTCGCGCACAACCAGCGCATCAATTCGGTGAGGAAAGCGGTTCGCGAGAGCACGATCGAACTCGAACCGGAGCAGGTCGAGCAGGTCCGCGCCGTTGTCGACCCCGAAGCGCGGCGGCTGCTGAGCGAGGTCGAGGCGGCGATGCGCCGGTTGCCGCGGGGGCAGCGGCGGCTCCTCATGCAGGCCGCGCTCAGCGCCGACAACTACGAGGAGATGGCGGCGTACGAGGCGATCCCGGTCGGGACCGTGCGATCGCGGCTGTCCCGCGCCCGCCAGGCGTTGCGCGCGCTGGTGCACGGCGCCGAGCTCGGCCGCGACGAGCGCGAGCATCTCGGCCTGTGAGCGGCTTGCGCCCGATCGCATCGCTGGCGCCGGCCTCCCTGCATGGGGTCCGCTTCAACGAAGATGTCGGCGATCCGCCGGAGCTGCGCTGGGTCGATCCCGCGACGTTGTGGGTAGACGACACCTACCAGCGCCGGATCGGCAAGGAAGGCACCGCCCTGATCCGGCGGATCCTCGGCCGGTTCGACTGGTCGAAGTTCCAGGCGCCGAACGTCATCGAGACGCCGCACGGCCTCGTCATCACCAACGGCCAGCACTCGGCGACGATCGCCGCGACGCACCCCGCCGTCGAGCTGATCCCGGTGCTGGTCAGCCGGCCGCGTTCGGTCGCGCGGCAGGCCGAGTCGTTCATCGCGATCAACACCGACCGCACCGCGGTTACGAAACCGCAGCTGTTCCATTCCGCCCTCGTCGCCGGCGACCCCGAAATCATCGCGATCCAGAAGGTCATGGACGAGACGGGTGTCCGCGTGCCGCGCTCGCCGCCGCCGCGCAAGGACCTCTACAAGCCGGGCGACACGGTTGCGGTCGGGACCGTCATCGACTTCTACCGCTCGCATGGCCCTGGTGCCTTGCGCACCGCGCTGTCGCTGCTGAAGACGCGGCGGCCGATCCAGATGATCGAAGTGCGGGCGCTCGAACTCCTGATGTTCGACCCCGACTACCGCGGCAACTGGGATCCCGCCGCGGTCGGCCCGATCGTTGCGGCGTCGTCCGGCTATGAGCGGCGCGAGGCCGAGGCGATGGCGCTGACGCACGAACGGCCGCTCTACGCAGCGCTTGCGCTCGTCTGGTACCGACGCGTGCCAAAGAAGATTGCGTCGCCAGAGCTGCGTCGGGCGCGCTGATTTTCCGGGCGGGGATTGCGAGGGTCTGCGTCGCATATCATCTTCGATATTGACATTAACCCGAGGCTCTGTCACAAGCCGCGCCCCATGTTGTGGTTATCGACCATAGCGAAAGCACCAGCCGCCACGCGGAGCGGCTTGCCGCGGCTGTCGCAAGGCCAGCGGAAGCCGTTTAGCGGGATCGCGCTCGGGTCCTTGATGCCCGAAAATTCGTGCGATCGGCGCGGTACGGAAGGAGGCTCGCTCGGGTAGTATACCCGCAACATGATCGGAACCGATCGAGCCTCTCCGGATCACTCCGCGAGAGGTTTTTTATTTTCCGCATTCAGTACGGCGCGGCAAAAAGCCAGCGCCACGACACAGCAGTCGCGGTGGAAGCTCCGGGGCAAAGAGCCGTCAAGCCGGCCGCAGCGATCTTCGTTTTGAAATTTCGGGGATGTCGTTCAACGGGAGGACTTCTGCCCTGCAAGCAGAAAATGTCGGTTCGATTCCGACCATCTCCACCATCCTTTTGCGGCCATAGCTCAACGGCTGAGAGCGCGGCGTTGCCAATGCCGAGATGAGGTTTCGACCACCTCTGGCCGCTCCAATTCATCGGGCGTCGGCGCCAGCAGCGCGGGGCCGTTTTATAAACGGCCGAGACCTGCCAGATCAGCGGGGACGGCTCGGGGCGGCACCGAGGACGCCTACCATTTCTTGATGCGGTGAGGAACAGTTCCCGCGCGGTCTCATAAGCCGCGTCGCGCCGGTGCAACTCCGGCCGCCGCAACCATCGCCGAGCTGGCAGTGCTAGTGCATGCGCCGGTCCGAAAAACCGGATATCGAGGTGCGATCCCTCGGCTCGGCACCATCATTCAACGCGGGTATCGTCCAAAGGCTAGGGCCTCACCCTTCCAAGGTGATGATGACCGGTTCGAGTCCGGCTACCCGCTCCAGTTCATTCCCATCGACCGAGCAAGCGAACGGCGCCGCCTGTTAAGCGGATGCAGCCAGGGGCGGTACCTGGGATGGGAGCCATTTCATACGGGCGTGTTCTGGTGAACAACGCGGACTCCAAACCCGCGAAGGAGAGTTCGATTCTGCTCCGCCGGTGCCAATTTGTTGCCGTGGCCGAACAGCGAGGCGCTCGCCTGCAAAGCGGGTCTTATGTCGGTGCAACTCCGACCGGCAACTCCATTCGCATCGTGGCGGCGCTGGTGGACCAGCGGACACGTCCCCCTGTGGAGGGGAAGAAGCGGGGCCAGCACCCGCGCGCCGCCCCAAGCCGCGCGTAGCTCAGCAGCAGAGCAATCGCCTTGTAAGCGATTGGCCCTCGGTGCAAGTCCGAGCCGCGGCACCACGGCGAACTCGTTCAACGGCAGGACGGCGCGCTCTGAACGCGCAAATCGTGGGTTCGACTCCCCGGTTCGCTTCCATTCACTCATGGCCCGTGGCCCAGGAGGGTATCGCGGCCTTTGAAGCCGTGCGGCTCGGTTCGACCCCGAGGCGGGCTTCCAAATCCAGCGCCCCGTCGTCTAGCGGTCTGGATACCCGGCCCTCATCCGGGAGGTAGGGGATCAACACCCCTCGGGGCGACCACTTTCTCGCGGGCGTGGTGGAACAGCAGACACAGCGGGCTTAAACCCCGCCGCCGCAAGCGTGCAGGTGCAACTCCTGTCGCCCGCACCAAGATCAAGCGCGCGTAGCCCAATCGGTAGGAGGCACGAGCCCGAGGCGCTCGGCAGTGCCGGTTCGAATCCGGCCGCGCGTACCAGCGCCCCACTAGCCCAACTCCGGCAGAGGCGCCGCCCTCAGAAGGCGGAGGTTCGCGGTTCGAATCCGCGGTGGGGTACCAGTTTTGGGATGGTGAACCGGAGCGGCCTCCGGCGCCGCTTGGAAAGCGGTTGGCACCGCAAGGTGTTCGCGTCGGCAGCGACGCCATCCTCCACTGGAGCGTGCTGGGGTTGGCTCCCCGCACCGTTTTGAAAACGGCAGCGCCGCAACTGCGGCGATCGTTCGATGCGATCACGCTCCGCCAATCTTGGAGAGTGAAGTGGGCAGGCGCACCACCGCCCGTTCGAAGCGGGATGGGTCCTCACGGACTGGGTTTCGAGTACCTCGCTCTCCGCCAGCTCGTGCGTTGCGCCGGCTCGGCCACAAGGTCGTGTCGTGCGGCAAGCGATACACCAGGAAGGGACGACGGAAGGTGCTGGGGTAGGCTCCCCCGAATGGTTTGCTAAACCATAGTGTCGCTCTGCGACAGAGGTTCGATGCCTCCACCTTCCTCCATCTGCTGACGTAGCACAGCGGCGGTGCATCCCCTTGGTAAGGGGAAGGTCAGTGGTTCAAGTCCACTCGTCAGCACCAATCATTGCGGAGGGAAAGCCGGCAGCTTCCGGCAGCGGGTCTGTAAAACCCGTCCTTCGGGGAGTGGGGCAGCACCACACCTCCGCACCACCAAAATGCTCCTGTAGTTCAACAGCCGAGAACGCGCGCCCGATAAGCGCGAGATGCCTGGGCAGCACAGGCCAGGAGTACCAGCTTGGGGTCGTAGCTCATCGGTCGAGCAGCCGGCTCTTAACCGGCAGGATGCGGTTCAACTCCGCACGGCCCTACCAGAACCGCCCGGTGACGATCGGGCGCGCCGCGCCGGCGCCATAGGTCCAAGAGCAGGCGCCCGCGGCACCCTCAAGAGCTCGCATCGTTCAATGGCAGGACACGGCACTGTCGATGCCGGAACGGCGGTTCGATCCCGCCTGCGAGCGCCATATCAACTTCCCGAGGAGATAGGCCTGTGTCTTACGAGGTAATCGCGGACGCCGGGAAGCCGATCAAAATGTGGACGAAAGATGTCCCGGTCGAGCGCATGGCCATTGATCAACTCCGCAACGTCGCGGGGCTGCCGTTCATTTACAAGCATGTCGCCGCGATGCCGGATGTGCATTGGGGGATGGGCGCGACGGTCGGCTCGGTTATCGCGACGAAGGGCGCGATTATCCCGGCTGCGGTCGGGGTCGATATCGGTTGCGGCATGGTGGCGGCGCGGCTGTCGCTGACCGCCTCGGACTTGCCCGACAACCTCGCGCCGATGCGTGCCGCGATCGAGGCGTCGGTGCCGCACGGCCGCACCGATAACGGCGGCATCAACGACCGCGGCGCGTGGGGCGAATTGCCGGCGAACGTGCTCTACATGATCGGCAAGCACGGCAACCAGTCGCTCGCCGCAAGGCTGGCTGCGATCGTCGAGAAGCATCCAAAACTTACGCGAGCCTCGGCGCGTGCTCCGCACCATCTCGGCACGCTCGGCACCGGCAACCACTTCATCGAGGTCTGCCTAGATGAGGAACAGCGCGTCTGGATCATGCTGCACTCGGGTTCGCGCGGCATCGGCAATGCCATCGGCAGCTTTTTCATCGACCGCGCCAAGGCCGACATGAAGCGCTGGTTCATTAACCTGCCGGACCAAGATTTGGCCTATCTGCCGGAAGGCAGCGAAGCATTTGACGACTACATGCAAGCGGTGAGTTGGGCGCAGGATTTTGCGGTCGAGAACCGCCGCGTCATGCTCGATGCGACTCTGCGCGCGGTTGTCGGCGCGCTCGGCAAGCCCGGAATCACGTGGAACGAAGAAGCGGTCAATTGCCATCACAACTACGTCGCCCGCGAAAACCATTTCGGCCAGAATGTGCTGCTCACACGCAAGGGCGCCGTGAGGGCGCGCGAGGGCGACCTCGGCATCATTCCCGGTTCGATGGGTGCGCGCTCTTACATCGTGCGCGGCAAGGGCAATCCCGACAGCTTCATGTCATGCTCGCACGGCGCTGGCCGGAAGATGAGCCGTTCTGAGGCCAAGAAGCTGTTCACGCTCGATGATCACGTTCGTGCAACCGCCGGCGTCGAGTGTCGCAAGGATGAGGGCGTCATTGATGAGACGCCAATGGCGTACAAGGATATCGATACGGTGATGGCGGCACAGGCCGATCTGGTCGATATCGTGCACCAGCTTCGTCAAGTGTTGTGCGTAAAAGGATAAGCCGGGAGTAGGTCAGCGGCTAGACCGCCTCGTTTGGAGCGAGGATATCGGGGGTTCGAGTCCCTCCTTCCGGACCATTTCCGGCCGACAGCGACGGATCGCGCCCGCCTCTCCTAAAGGCAGGAGCCTCGGTTCGATTCCGAGTGTCGGCGCCACGGGGCGTAGCTTAGCCTGGCCAAAGTGCCTGCTTCGGAAGCAGGAGACCGGCGGTTCAAATCCGCCCGCCCCGACCATCATCGCCCGGTTAGCTCAGCAGCAGAGCGGCGGTCCTACACACCGCGTCAGCAGGGGTGCGAATCCTCTACCGGGTACAGGCCCGTCGCATAGAAGGTTGTGCGCCGCCTCGACACGGCGGAGGTGCCGGAGCGTTACCGGCCGGGCCTACCATCGCGCGGTCGTCTAAGGCAGGACACCTGTCCTTCAAACAGGGAAACGCGGGTTCAAATCCCGTCTGCGCGGCCAATTCCTTTCGCCTCGCCCAGCGGATCTGGGGCCTGGGCTACGAACCCGGGACGCGGGGTTCGACTCCTCGGCGGGGCGCCAACCTCACGGGCCTGTAGCACAATGGACAGTGCAGCCGGCTTCTACCCGGCGGATCGGGGTTCGATTCCTCGCAGGCTCGTCATCACGCGCTCGCAGCACGATGGACCGTGCACCCGGCTCCGAACCGGGAGATTGTGAGTTCGATCCTCACCGGGCGCCCCATCCCGCGCGACTAGCCCAACTGGCAGAGGCACCGGCTTCAAATTCCGGATGTTCCGAGTTCGAGTTTCGGGTCGCGCACCACTCCGCGGGTATAGCTGGAAGGACAAGCTACGGCCTTTTAAGCCGTTGACGAGGGTTCGATTCCCTCTGCCCGCACCAGATATGCTGGCGTAGCACAAGGGCAGTGCAGCGCACTCGTAATGCGCCGATGTCGGTTCGATCCCGACCGTCAGCTCCATACCGTCACAAGGGAGGCCGACATGACCGCCGCCGCTCGGCTTTCCGAGCACCACCAGCGAAGATCGCTGCGCCCGGCCGAGCATCGTTGTCTCGTGCTCAACGCCGACGGCAATCCGCTCAGCACGTTCCCGCTGAGCATCATCCCAGCACAAGACGCCGTATCGGCGATCTGGCGCGATCGGGCTTCGATCGTCGACACTTGGGAGGACGCGTTCTTCCGGTCGCCCTCGACGACGATCGCGATCCCGAAGGTGATCATGCTGCGCGAGTACGCGCCGATCTCGGGTGAGGTCAAGTTCTGCCGCCGCAACATCCTGCTGCGGGATCGGATGGCCTGCTGCTACTGCGGCAAGCGCTTCCCGTCGCCGGAATTGACGTACGACCACGTGACCCCCCGCTCCCGCGGCGGCAAAACCGTGTGGGAGAACATCGTCACGGCCTGCCTGCGGTGCAACGCGCTGAAGGCCAACAGCCTGCCGAACTACTCCGGCCGCAAAGGCAAGCCGTCGGCGGGGCAGATGCGCCCACTGAGGCCGCCGCGGCGGCCGAGCCGAGCGGAATTGCTCCGGGCCGGGCTCGAGTTCCTGCCGGCCGACATCAAGGACGATTTCGGCGGCTGGCTCTACTGGTCTGCCGAACTGCAGGCGTGATCCTGAGGCAAGCCGTCATTTTCGGGCGCCGCTGACGACAAAATCTGCTGATCGGCTGCCGCAGGTTGTGCAGACGAGACGCGCGGCCCAATCCTGAACCGGCAACGCCTCGCCATGTGTGGACGCCGCGGCGGCGACGTCGGGTTCGGCTTGGCGGCCGCATGCCTTGCACCACACGATGAGCCGGACCTGCGCCCGCACCGCATGGCCCAGGGTCATCGGTCCTGCCGACTCGCTATCTCGCCGCATCTGACCATATCGCCGATATGGCAAGCCCGAACCTCACCGAGCAAGAGTGCGCGGTGCTGGCGGAGACGCTCCGCCGCATCATCGACGCCGATCGTTACCCGCTGTCTCCGCGCGTCGCGCAGCTCCGGGCGATCATGCGCAAGCTGTGTCCGCCCGAGGCGGAGGTCGAGCCGCTGCCGGCGCCGAAGCCCCCTGCCGAGAAAAGCATCGCGCTGCGCAGGGCCAAGCGCCGTCGTTAGAGGCTCAGGCCGCCTCACGTTGGCACGCCCCAAGAACAAACGACGGAAAAGATGACGGAAAGCGCATCGTAAGCCATTGCGGTTGCGGGGCTGTTGCATATTGCAGGAATACGCCCGCATCGCCTTCGCCGATCTGCGCCGCGTGGCCGACTGGGGGCCCGATGGGTTCGTGCTGAAACGGCCCGAGGACCTGAGCGACGCCGAGGCGGCGGCGATCTCCGAGATTGTGCCGGGCAGCGGCGCCTCCGGGCCGCGGGTCAAGCTGCACGACAAGAAGGCGGCGCTCGACGCGCTGACCCGCCACCTCGGCCTCTTGAACCCGCCGGCGCGCCGGCCCAACGAACCCGACCGGCCCGACCCTGCGGAGGACGCGCGTGAGGTCCTTGCACGCCGCCTGGCTCGCCTCGCTGCCGGAGGCGCTGCGGAGTAACCTGCTGGCGGGCCTCACGCAGGAGCAATGCAAGCACCTCAACCATAACTGGCGCTTCTGGGCGCGCGCGAGCCAGCTGGCTCCCGAGGGGGACTGGCGCATCTGGCTGCTGCTGGCCGGCCGCGGCTTCGGCAAGACCCGCACCGGCGCCGAGTTCGTCCGCGCCGAAGTCGGGGCGGGCCGTGCGGTGCGGGTCGCGCTTGTGGCGCCGACCGCCGCCGATGCGCGCGACGTCATCGTCGAGGGCGAAAGCGGCATCCTCGCCATTGCGCCGCCGTGGGATCGGCCGCTTTACGAGCCGTCGAAACGGCGGATCACGTGGCAGAGCGGCGCGATCGCGACGACCTACAGCGCCGACGAGCCGGAACGGCTGCGCGGCCCGCAGCACGACCTCGCCTGGTGCGATGAGCTGGCGGCGTGGCGCTACCCTGAAGCGTGGGACATGCTGATGATGGGGCTGCGCCTCGGGCAGGACCCGCGCGCCGTCGTAACGACGACGCCGCGGCCGACGAAGCTGATTCGCGCGCTCGTCGCCGATCCGACCGTAGTCGTAATCCGCGGCTCGACGGATGAAAACCGCGCCAATCTCGCGCCCGCTTTCCTGTCGCAGATCGTCCGCCGCTACGCCGGCACGCGCCTCGGCCGCCAGGAGCTCGAGGCGGAAATCCTCGAGGACGTGCCGGGGGCGTTGTGGAGCCACGGCGTCATCGACGCGGCGCGCGTCGCGGCGGCGCCGGAGCTGACGAGGGTCGTCGTCGCGATCGACCCGGCGGTCAGCAGCGGCGAGGACGCCGACGAGACCGGCATCGTGGTCGCCGGCAAGGACGGCTCGGGCGCGGCCTACGTCCTCGCCGACGCCTCGGGGCGGTATTCGCCGCCGGAATGGGCGAAGACGGCGATTGCCGCCTATCGCGCCCACGGCGCCGACCGCATCGTCGGCGAGGTCAACAACGGCGGCGAGATGGTCGAGGCAACCTTGCGGATGATCGACCCGAACGTCGCCTTCGCCGCGGTTCGCGCCTCGCGCGGCAAGGTCGCACGCGCCGAGCCGGTGGCGGCGCTCTACGAACAAGGCCGCGTTCACCATGTCGGCGCGATGCCTGCCCTCGAAGACCAGATGTGCGCCTTTTCCAGCGATTTCGACCCGGCCGAGGCGGGGTTTTCGCCCGATCGGGTCGATGCGCTGGTCTGGGCCCTGACCGAACTGCTGGTCGAGCCGAAAGGCGGCGAGGGGATTTTCGAGGTCTACCGCCAGCTCGCCGGGAAAGGAGAGGGCCGATGAGTCTTCTGGTGAAGGATGCCAACACGACGGTGCAGGCGCTCGCCACCGTCGCCGATGCCAACGGCAACCTCGTGCCGCTGCACGCCGCCGGCTCCGTGACGGCGGGCGTCGCGGCGCCGGTCGGGCCGCAGAACCCGCTGCCGGTGGTGCCGACCACGGTCGCGCCAGCGGCGGATGGCAGCGGCACGGTCGCGGCCGGCGGCGCGGCGCAGACGCTGTTCGGCGGCGCGGTGCCGCCGACAGGCTTCCTGGTGCAGAACAATTCCTCGGCGGCGCTGTGGATCTCCGATGTCGGCGCTGCGTCGGCCGGCGGCGCGAGCCTGCAGATCGCGGCCAACGGCGGCATGTTTGTCACCGCCCCCGGCTACAAGCCGGCCGGCCCTGTCAGCCTCTACGGCGCGACGACGGGCCAGGCCTTCGCCGCGCGGCGGTGGTGACGATGCGCTGGCTCGACCGCATCCTGGAACTGGCGGCGCTGCTCGCGGGCTGCCTTGTGGCCTTCGCGGCGACGGCGCAGTCGCCCGGCAATTTCACGACCTTGCAGGCTTCGGGCACCGCGACCCTGAACGGCGACGCCTTGATCTGCTCCGGCCATCCCTGGATCGATGTGAAATGCAACGGTGCGGTCGGCGACGACAGCCACGACGACACCGCCGCTTTCTCGACGACGATCGCCGCCGCGGTCGCTGGCAACTACCCGCTCCACATCCCGGCGGGGAAATACAAGCTGATGGCACCGCTCACGATCGACTACGCCGGCCAGTCCGGCAGCGGCTTCCGCCTCCTCTCGGAAGGGGCGGTCCTGGACGGGCGCGCGATCGCCGGCGGGCCGGTGCTGCAGGTCAAATGCTCCGGCGGCACCCCGACCGCGCCTGCGAACTGCTTCTACTTCAAGGAGGAGGGCACGCTGTTCGTGAATGCCGACACGCCCGGCTACGCCGTCGTCATCGGCATGAGCGACTTCTCCGACGCGCACAACTCGCTGAAGCTCGACCACCTCGTCGTGAACAACGCCAGCACCGCCGCTCGCGCTGGCGCTTGCCAGCTGAACTATGTGCTCGACAGCGAGATCTACGCCGTTTGCGACTCGGCCGGCGGCGCCGCCGGCCTGGCTCTGGAGCAGACGCAATTCAGCCGCATCGCCGGCGCCGGCTCGGCCTCCGGCACCGGCGGCGCCTCGCTCCTCCTCGAAAACGGCTACAACTTTTCCAACACGGTGTTCGCGTTCGATTTCGAGGCCTCGCCGACCTGCCTCGCAATCACCTTCGCCCATAACGGCCTCAACACGTTCGTCTCGCCCTACTTCAACTGCCCCACCGCGGTGAACGCGACGGCGAGCAGCGGCAACGTGCTGATCAACCCGAATTACGGCGGGGCCGTCGTCAATCGGGGGCCGCAGTCGGTCGGGATGTCGGTCATCGGCGGATCGGCGGCCCAATGGGTCTTCCCGGCGGCCGCGAGTTACACCGCCGTCGGTCTCGATACCGGCACGGCGGTGTCGAGCTACAACGCGCCCGGCGCCTCGCTGGCGGTGACACTCCCCGACCCGGCGGCGGTCGGCGCCGGCTGGTGGATGGGTTTCGCGACCGACAACGGCAAGGGCATAACCGTCACCGCGCCGAGCGGCTCGATCCTTTCGGGCGGCAGGGCCTTGTCTTCCGTCAGCCTGGGCGCCGGCAACTACGAGTATCTGCAGCTGCAATCGGATGGAACCAACTTCCGCGTCGTCGCCGCCACTCCGAGTACCTTGGCCGCCAACGGCCTTGTCAGCCGGGCCTGGCCGGGAAACTGGCTCTACCCCGCGAGTTCCGGCTACGCCGCGACCCTCGCCGACAACGGCAACGTGCTGTCGAGCTACAATACAGCCGCCGGCCTGACCGTCACCTTGCCGTCCACGACCGGTTTGCCTTCGGGCTGGTCGATCGGCCTCGCCGCCGACAACGGCAAGAGCCTGTCGGTGCAGGTCAACGGCACGAGCGGCGGCCACATCGTCTATCCCGCCGCCGCCGGGGGCGCCGCTACCTCGCTCGCCCTCGCCGGCAATTTCTACGAGCTCGCCGTCCTCCAGTACGACGGCAACGGCAATTTCCGGCTGGAGCAGGCGACGCCGGGCACGGCGCAGCAGCTGGGCCTGGCCGGCATTGGCGGCATCGGCCGCTGGAGTTTCCCGGCGGCGAGCGCCTACACGGCCACCATCGCCGACAACGGCAACATGGTGTCGAGCTTCAACTCGCCGCTCTCCTACCTGGCGGTCACCTTGCCGCCGACGACGGCGATCGGCGCCGGCTGGACCATCGGCATCACCGGCGACAACGCGAAGACCATCGCGGTGCAGGTCAACGCCACCTCGGGCGGCAAGATCCTCTATCCCGGCGCTGGCTCCGGCCAGACCTCGCTGGCGCTGGCGCCGTACAATTTCGAGACGGCGGTCCTGCAATACGATGGCAGCGGCAATTTCCATGTCATCGAGATAACCCCGGCGAGCGCGGCGGCGCTGGCGCTGCCCGGCAGTGTCTCCGGCGTCACGCGCTGGTCGTTCCCGTCGGCAAGCAGCTACACCGCGGCCATCACCGACAACGGCAACACCGTATCGTCCTTCAACAGCCCGACCGGCGGCATGACGTTGCACCTGCCGGCGATCGCGTCGATCCCGGCGGGGTGGACCATCGCGGCGGCGACCGACAACGGCAAGACGATGACGATCCAGGTCAACGGCGGGACCGGCGAGAAAATCTTGGTGCCCGGAACTCTCGGCGCCGTCGCTTCTCTGCCGCTGGCCAGCGCGTTCAGCGGCTACGAACTGGTCGTGCTGCAATTCGATGGCAGCAACTTCCGTATCGTCTCGGCGACCCCGGCGACCGCGAACGTGAACGGCATGGCGATGCCGCTCGGTACGCCGGCGTCGAGCTCGGCGCCGTGCCAGACCGGGGCGCTGCAATTCGACTCCAACTACCTCTACGCCTGCACCGCGCCCAACACCTGGAAACGCGCCGCCTGGTCTTCCTTCTGACGGAGACGCCGATGCCTCAGAACGGTCCCGGCGACGGCCGCCGCACCCCGCTCGTTGGCGCCGCCTCCCGCGGCCTCGTCTCCTACAGCTGGGGGCAGCAGGGCCTCACTCCGTTCGCCGCCGTCTTTCAGCCCGACCAGGGCGTGTTCTCGCCCGGATACCCGCTGGCGCCGCCGGAACCGGAACGGGTGCGGCTGTGGGATTTTCCGGTCGGCGTCAACACGGTCTACACGCCGCGCTCCTATGAGGCGGTGTCGTTCGACGAGCTGCGGGCGCTGGCCGAGGCGCACGACATCACCCGGCTCGCGATCGAGACCCGCAAGGACCAGATCGAAAAGCTGGACTGGTCGATCCGTGCCAGGGACGGAAAGCGATCGCCGGACCTGCGCGAGCGCATCGCGGCCGTCACCGGGTTCTGGCGCAAGCCGGACGGGGAGCGGCCGTTCGCGACTTGGCTGCGCGCCGCGCTCGAAGACCTGCTGGTGCTCGACGCGCCGGCCTTCGAGGTCAGGCGCAACCGCGGCGGCGCCGTCATCGGCCTCGACGTCATCGACGGTTCGACGATCAAGCTGCTGATCGACGATGCGGGACGGCGCCCGCGCCCGCCGGCGCCGGCGTACGAGCAGGTGATCCACGGCCGCCCGTGGCGCCTCCTGACGACCGACGAGCTGCTCTACGCCCCGCGCAACCCGCGGCCGCACAAGGCCTACGGATTCGGCCCGGTCGAGCAGATCGTGATGACGGTGAACATCGGCCTGCGGCGGCAGCTGATGCAATTGCAGCATTTTACTGAAGGCAACGTGCCGCCGGGACTGCTGAACGCGCCGGACGGCTGGAATGCCGATCAGATCCGGCAGTTCCAGGAGTGGTTCGACAGCGTGCTGGCCGGCAATACCGCATCGCGCGCCCGCCTCGTCTGGGGGCCGAGCGGCGCGAGATACCAGGCGTTCAAGGAGGCGCCGTACAAGGACGATTTCGACGAATGGCTGGCGCGCATCGTCTGCTACGCCTTTTCGCTGCCGCCGACCGCCTTCACGCGCCAGGTCAACCGCGCCACCGCCGAGACCGCGCAGGAGGCGGCGCTCGACGAAGGCATGGCGCCGCTGATGGGCTGGGTCAAGCGGCTCGCCGACCATGTCATCCAGGACCGCCTCGGCCACCCCGACCTCGAATTCGTGTGGGCGGACCTCGCGCCGGCCGATCCCGCGGAACAGGCCAAGGTGCTGGATACCTATGTGCGCAGCGGCATCTACACCATAAACGAGGCCCGCGACGTGCTGGGCCTTGGCCCGGTCGCCGACGGCGACACGCCGATGGTCTATGCCGCCGCTGGCGCAACGCCGCTGCCCGGCAGTGCCGCGAAGGCCGTCAGTGCCGCTTCGCTGCGCAAATACAACTCGAACATCGGGCCGGAGGTCATCCTCGGGCCGGCCTTCGGGCGGACCCGCGGGCCGGCCTGATGCGCTTGCGCGCCGAATGTCATCGACAGGAGCAATCCATGGTGAAAGCAGCGGCCGCACCGGACAGCGGTGCGGGGAGGGCTTCCCAATGACCAGATGGTTTCGGACATGCGCTGCGATCGCGCTGTTGCTGACCGCCGTGGCGAAGCCGCTGATGGCTCAGACCGTGGCGCGTTCCGTGGAGGTGCCGCAGAACCGGCCGCTCGGCGCGGTCGAGACGATGGCGGCGACGGGCGTCAACGGCGTCGATTACAGCGCCAATGCGCCGTCGCTTTCCGGCCTGACTTTGCTTGCGACCATTCCGCCGTCGAGCGTGCCGCGGCAGGGTTATGTGATCCAGGCGCAATGCACCGCCGGCCTCACCGTCGCGCTCGACGACGCCGCCGGCAGTCTTGCTCCCACCATCCTCGTGCTGGCGGGCGCGAGCGCGAATGGCGGCCAGGGCGGCACGCTCGACATGACGGGCCTGCCGCATACCGGCCGCATCCGCATCTACAGCAGCGCATCGAACTGCCAGATGGCCGCGAGGGTCTGGTGATGCCGCCGCGTCCGCTCCTCGCCGCGCTGCCGCTGGCGGCGCTGGCGCTCGGCTTTGAGGCTTACGCCGCGTGGGCCGGCGTAATCAACCCGCCCGCCGGCACGTCGAGCTTCAACCCGGCCAGCCCTGGCCCGATCGGCGGCACGACCCCCAGCACCGTCGCCGCCACGGCGTTGACCGTCGGAGGCGGCACCGGCCAGTTCCTGCTCGGCATGAAGAATGCCACGCCCGGAACGGATCCGTTCCCGGTGCCGAGCTTCCGGCCCACCACGGCCAACTCGACCCTGGCGATGGACCTGATGCCGAACGGCACGCCCTCGGACGGCGGCTATGGCTATGCCTGGAACGACATCTGCGACACCGACATCCTCAACGCCGGCGGCGGGCAGGTCACCCACTGTCTTCACCTCTACGCCGGCAGCGGGGCGGTCGGCGTGGTCGGCGCCGGCTACGGCGAAAGCGCCAACCCGCTGGTTCTCGGGTCGGGCCAGGCGCCCGGCTTCACCAACGTCGAGTGGATCAGCGGCGGCCGCGCCGGCTTCGGCGGTCAGCCCTACGGCAATGGCGGCGTCATCGACGTCACCAAGAACAGCACCTACACAACGGAGGCGGCGGGCCTGACCATCGGCACCGGCAACAACGCCCAGCCTGAGTTTCTGGCGGGCGTCGATAACGCCAACAATTTCGCCTATGTCCAATCGGCCAGCCGCAGCACGAGCTTTACGGCGGTGCCGCTCGCGATCAACCCGAACGGCGGCAACGTCCGCTTCGGCACCGGCAGCGCGCTCGCGACGAGCGCCACCACCGGTTTTCCGCTGATCCCGACGATGGCCGGCGCCCCGACCGGCTCGGTCGGCGCCGCCGGCCAGGCCGCGATCGTCATCGACACCGCCGACAACAAGCTCTGCTGGAGCACTGGCGGCGGCACCTGGAAGTGCGCCTCCGGCACCTGACCCGAAGCCCCCACCCTGTCCCTCCCCCGCCAGCGTGGGAGGGAACGCTGCTGCGCGGAATGTCTCCCTCCCCCGCGAGCGGGGGAGGGCCGGGGTGGGGGCTGCCGCCGCGCGCGCCGCTCTTCGCAACCTGAGGGACAAATCCTGATGCGTTTCTACTTCCCGATCGCCAAGGTCGATGCGGAGCAGCGCACCGTCTGGGGCTATGCCTCGACCGAGGCGCTCGACGATCAGGGCGAGATCGTGACGCGCGAGGCGCTGGCCGCGGCGCTCGACGACTACATGCGGTTCGCCAACATCCGCGAGATGCACCAGCCCTCGGCGGTCGGCGTCGCCACCGAAGCGGCGGTGGACGAAAAGGGCCTCTACGTCGCCGCCCGCATCGTCGACGACGCCGCCTGGGTGAAGGTGCAGGAGGGCGTCTACAAGGGCTTCTCGATCGGCGGGCGGGTGAAGCGGCGCGACCCGGCCGACCGCAAGATCATCACAGGTCTGGCGCTGACCGAGATTTCGGTCGTGGACCGGCCGGCCAACCCGGAAGCGGTGTTCGACTGCTGGAAGGCCAACGCGGCCGCCGGGGACGAGGCCGCGGACAGCGTAGCCGAATTCGCCGATCCCGGCTATCGCGACGACGGCGAGAAGCGCTATCCGCTCGACACCGAGGAGCACATCCGCGCCGCCTGGGCCTACATCCACGTGCCCCGCAACGCGGCGAAATACACGCCGGAACAAGCCGGGCGCATCAAGGCGCGCATCGTTGCGGCATGGAAGGAGCGCATCGATCCGCAGGGGCCGCCGGAGGCCGAGCGCAAGGCGAGCCAAGGCGGCGCCCTGCGCAAGAGCCTCGGCGAACTCGCTCCGCTAATCGAGAAATTGTGCGGGCTGCTCAAGTTCGTCGCGGCGGAGGAGGGGACGAGGTTGGGTGCCGGCATCGCCGCAATCGCGAAGGCGGGCGCCGCTGCCGAAGGGCCGGAGGACCTCGCCAAACTGCGCGCCGACAATGCGGCGCTCTCGAAGGCCGTCGCCGAGTTCGGGCCGCGGCTCGACCGGCTCGCGCAGCGGGTCGAGGAAATCGCCCAGATGCCGTTGCCGCCGCTGACGCTGGCACACGGCGCAACGGCACTGTCAAAGAGCGCCGACGGCCGCATGTCCGATGCCGATATCGTCGCGGCCCTCGCCGGCATGAGCGGTGAGGAGCGCACGCTGGCGCTGATCAAGGCGGCTCACACGACCCCGATCCGCGCGCCCGCCTTCGGGCCGGCCGCCGTTCCCCGCGACAACGGCGGATGATTGACCCCGTGATCCAACAACAACACCCGGCGCCGCCGGGTTTTTTCATGCCCGGCCAATGGAGTGACAGATGAACCCCACCAGCGAAACGCTCGACTTGTTCAAGACGGCCCTTGCCAGCCCCAGCGACGCGATCGGCAAGGCGATCTCGACCGCGACCGGCCTCGTCGCCTTCGATCTGCAGGCGCCGGCCAAGAATCTGTACCCAGTCATGACGCCGATCCGCAACGCGCTGCCGCGGGTCGGCGGCGGCACCGGCACCGCCACCAACTGGCGGCAGGTCAGCCAGATCATCGGTTCCGGCTTCGATGCGATGGGCTGGGTGCCGGAGGGCCAGCGTTCCGGCCAGATGTCGTACACGACCGCCAACAAGACGGCGACGTTCGTGACGATCGGCGAGGAGGACGCCGCGACCTACGAGGCGATCTCGGCGGGGCGGCACTTCGAGGACATCCAGGCGCGGATGAGCTACCGCCTCTTGCAGAAGATGATGCTGAAGGAGGAGATGGCTATCCTCGCGGGGAATGCCTCGTTGCAGCTCGGCACGCCGGCGACGCCGACCCTGTCGGCCTCCGGCAGCGGCGCAACCCTGCCAGCCGCGACCTATTCCGTCATCGTCGTCGCGCTGACCCTCGAAGGTTACCAGAATTCGAGCGTCGCCGGCGGCGTCGCCACGACGAAGACGATTACCGGCGCGGACGGCAAGACGTTCACGTTGAGCGGCGGCTCGTCGAACAAGAGCGCCAACGCGACGCAGGCGGTGACGCTCGGCCAGACGCTGTACGCGAGCGTCACGCCAATCCAGGGCGCGGTCGCCTACGCGTGGTATGTCGGCGCCGCCGGTTCGGAGACGCTGCAGGCGATCGGCACGATCAACAGCATCGCCTTCTCCGCGCCGCTGTCCTCGGGCAACCAGCCCGCGACCGCGGTCACCGCCGACAATTCGGCCAACCCCAATTATGCCTATGACGGGCTGCTGACGACAGCCCTGAAGTCCGGGTCGAACGCCTACGTCAACATCATGCCGACCGGCACTGCCGGAACCGGCACGGCGCTCACCTCCTCCGGGCGCGGTTCGATCGTCGAGATCGATGCGATGTTCCAGCAGATGTGGAACCAGTTCGAGCTGTCGCCGACGGTTCTCTATGTCAACAGCCAGGAGCTGAAGAACATCACCAACAAGGTGCTGTCGAACGCCTCCGGCCCCCTCCTGCGCTACGACGTCAAGGCGGAGGGCGAGCCCTACGACTTCACCGCCGCCGGCGTCGTCTCGTACTACTACAATCCGTTCTCCCTGAACGGCGGCCTCCGCATACCGATCCGCATTCATCCGCGCGTGCCTCCCGGCACGATCATCGGCTGGGCGGAAAACCTGCCGGTGCAGTACCAGTCGAACGAGGTGCCGAATGTCGCCGAGGTCAAGACGCGGCAGGACTATTACCAGATCGACTGGCCGGTGGTGACGCGGCAGCGCCAGGTCGGCGTCTATGCCGAGGAGGTGCTGGCGGTATACGCGCCCTTCGCAATGGGCGTCATCACCAACATCGCGAACGGCTAGGCGGGGCATCCGAATGGCAAAGAGCAGCACTGCCGCCGA